ACATCCAGACCAGCGTTTAGCTCGCCTTTCATCTCGATTTCTTCAGCGGCTACCCAGATTTCTTCCTTAGGAGGAATAGGCGCAATCACTACTGTAGGTGGGTCTGAGTGAAAGGAGGTGAACATTAAGAGATCCTTATCAACGCATCTGTTACGGTGGCTGCGGGGAAGGTCACTTGAAAACTCACTACTGAAGTTCTATCGGCACCAAAATCTAATACGCAGATCGCTGCCCCACCTACCTTATAAATCAGCGCACCACGGGCCGTGAAAGCAGCAGACACGGTGACGTTGGCAAAGGTGACAAAGGCTGTACCGCCCGAAGTCGATATGTTCCCGATACCTTTCGTCGGGGTAATAACAGGACCGCCTTCCGTGTATCCAGAGGCAACGACTTCCCCATCGGTGGTGTAGACAGCCGTTTCTGCATTTAGGGTCGCCGCATTAGTGTACAGAGCAAGCTTGTAGACATCTGCTGTGCCTGGGCCAAAATCAAAATCCCCGTCAAAGGAGCCAGAAAGAAAGGAATTGCAAACATAATTGCCTGTAAATGACACTTTAGTTCACCGTCATTCTGACCTGACCAGACCTGTAAGCGTCCCTGCGCTCCATGCCATCACCCATGCGCTTAGCCAGAATCATCGCCTCTTCGTACCGTTTAGCGTAGTTGGCAATAACATCTTGTTCAGCCTTCATAAATGCCGCAGCCTCAGACAACGCACCGTAGAGTAGGGTCATATCGAAGTTATCGCCCAGCCAAGTCGTGTTAGCAGTCGTAATGGACTCAGGGTAATAGAAGTAATGCAGCTCCATCGAATAGTTCAGGTTCGGTGTTGGCCCAAGGATAAACGTGTTGTCATCAAATATGGCGTAGTACTTAGGCGCCGCTTTGTATGTTGGACTTGGGAAAGCCGCTCTGATGTAGTTCACATCCTTGTTTAACAGATACTCGTACTCCCCAGTGGGCAGAATAACTGCCAGAGAATAGGGCGCCAAAAAGTCTACCGGCGTCCCAAGATACTTGTTATCTGCTGTCGTGTTGCCCGTCTGGTTCTTGCGAAAATTGGGAAACTGAACGCTATTAAAAATACGCTCTTCAGCCTGACGAATAAAGGTATCAACTTGTTGGTCAGACGTTAAACCACCACTGCCCACAGTCTGTGGGAAGTCATTCTCAGCATAAGCCCGAATAGTGGCGCGAAGCGTCGTTAAGTTCATCCCATCTTCCCGCTGATCTTACGGCCCTTAATAGCAGCACCATACCCACGCATCTCACCAACCCCATAGGGATTGATAGGCGGCTCAAACCGGTTGATGTTACCCACCGACATATTCATTTTCTTGACTATCTCAGGGCCGCTTTCTGTGGTCTGATATGTCTTCACAGTGGTAGGCGTGCCTTTCATCGTGTGCGGAGGCGCATAGATTTCAGCAGGGCCAATCTCTTTACCCTTAACTTTCATGCTGTACTTAGCCATTATCGTCCCCTTGAGGAAGACCGCTGGTTCATCACCTTAGCCATACCACGCCCGTACTTCTTCATGTCGAGGTTGGTCTTGCCCCCTTTTTTCAGGCCTTTATGAGCCTCACCAGCGGGTTTATTGGCATGCTCTTTAAGTGCTTGCATTGCTTTTTTGTCTGCCATGATTTACTCCTATGAAGTTGTTACGGTTACAGTGCCAAGCGTTACGCCCAGCGCCAGATTGTTCGGTGTAAGCCCGTCAGCGTTAGCTCTCGCACCGCCTACAGGAGCATAACCCCATTGGAAGATTCTACTACCACCAGACGGGTTTCCGTCTACGTTTACACCAGAAGTGATGTAGCTGTTTGAGTCAGGTCTGGGGTTACGTAAAGCCTGTGGGTCTGAAACCGGATACATTCCTAACTGTAACTGTGGGTGGTCTGGGTCCCAGCACTCACTGCAAACCAACAAGTTTACGTTTTTAGTTTTGACCGTTATTGTGGTTAATTCTTTTAGCGGAAAACGAAAGTTGCAGCGATCACACTGCGCAATCGCATTTTTACCGGAAGCAAATCTGTTACTCATGTCAGCCGCTGATATACATCCGACGTGGCACCAACCGATCCGGCGCTTTTTCACGATCTTCAGACGCAGCCAGTTCCCAAGCCTCGTCGTACATGACTTTTAAATCAGCCAACCGGTTGTACGCCTCTGGGACTTTGAGCGCCAAGTAATACGACAATCCTGCCACCAGACAGGGTAAAAACCGAAAAGGAATGTCTTGGGTGTTCACGCCACCGCCAGCATCTTGGATGCGCCGCATACGCCAGTAGACGAATTGGTAGGGCTGTGAGCCGTCTGGGGTGGGCCAGACGTTGATGTTGGGGGGTAAGATACCTGTAGCGGGGTTTGTGCCTGCTGGACGCCCTCCAGGGGGGTATTCCGCCCCTGTCTGCCGATTGATCCAGACCTGAATAGGTCGACCTTGCGAAAGTTTATTTGGGATTGTGGCGTAAGTAGAAACACTAATACGCGTGATTGTCAGGTCTGCCTGGGTTGAAATATCGCCTGCGCCGGTACGAATGACATGCTCTAAAAGGTCTACCGTATCTACGGGTAGCGCATACGTAGGCTCGCCTTGCGTTAAATTGAGCGACCCCTGCTCAATCGTCCACAGGTTGATGCCCCGGTTTGCCCAATCGGCAAACAACAAATTCAAACTGCGCCGTGCAGTCCTGTGCTCATAGCCTGTGCGTACCTCAATGCCAACTCTCTCGTATGCCTCTTCGACAATATCGTTAAGGTCAAGATTAAAGCTGGCTGAGCCGGAAGTAGTCACTTCTTAAACCCCTTTAAAGTCTGTGCTAACCGCGCTCTCTGACCCATCTTACCGGGCTTCTTAGCGGCAGCAGCTAGTTTGCCAGCGGGAATCTTCTCACCCTTTTTAACGCCAAGAGACTGACGCAGGGCACCGGGCTTCTTTATGGCCTTGGAAATCCAACCGCCCTTCTTTTTACCTATAACACCTCGGCCCATAAGCACATCTGCTTTTGTTACTTCGCCGTCTTTGTTTAAGTCTGGAAACGGTTTAGCCATTATCGAAATCCCTTTGTCTTTGCTGCGATTGATTTGGGTTGTTTAACGAATTGCTTTCCACTAGCTTTACCAGCTCTTTTAGCTCGCGTCGTCGCTGCATACTCTGCTGGAGATAGAGATTGGATCGCTTTCTCTGGTAAATAACGCTCGCCTGTAACGGAAGATTTCTTACCACTCTTGGTCCTCCATTTCTGCGCCCCCCAATCTTTAAGGCTTTGTTGTGGAGCTTTCACTTGTAGCCACCACCAGCAGCTTTGTACTTCTTGGCGACTAGCTGAGCCTTACGGGCCGACCATTGGCCTGCACCCGTGCCGTGTGTAGCGGCGGCTTTTACTTGGTTAAAGATCCTCTTGCGTAGCTCTGGCTTCGTGTAATTGCCAGATTGATTGACGCGAGACTGACCACCCTCTTTAAACATCGTAAAAGTATCGCCGTCTTTCCGCTTACCCTTTTTAGCCTTAGGCATCTTGGATTTGCGGATAGCACCCATCCCGCGCGAGGCAATCATTTAGCACGCTCCGCCGCTACGCATCATCTTGGCTTTACCACCACCAGCCAACATCCTACCCTTGGTTTTGCCTTTTACAGCAACCCCATCAGCACGCTTGGAAGCACTACCCATAGCAGGTTTACCAGTTTTTACTGCGCTCATCTTAGAAACACCCATTTTGGCTTTCACACCGCCGCCCATACCCATTTTAGCCATACCACCGCCAGCCATCATTTTTGATTTCATCACTTACTCCTTATACAAGTTGTTAAAAGTCACCTCGGGGTCCATGTACGAATCGTCCTGCTCTGCACAATGAATCCATTGGCTCGGTCTAAAATCAGGTGCTCCTTCTCCAGTGACCCAATAGGCCGGGCTGGTAACTCGCACTCGATTGTTAGGTAACGCCACTACATTTCCCGTCCATTTTCCTGCGTCAGTCAATATAAGTACATGACTTTGTTTGTGCTGAGATGGGTCTTCTGCAACATCACTCTCAGCATAGTCCACCGTGAACAGATAACGCCCTGTATGAAATTCATTGTTGATCTTGCATAACCAAGGAGAAGGTTGCGCTCTTTGGATCTTAACGATCCCGTGGTTGTACGAGCTACAGTCCCAAGGCTGCGCCAGGTGAGTCTCCATCCGCTCAGGCCACTCTTGAAGGGGTATATCACCCACAAGAGCAGTGATCGGCATCCTGGCCCACATAGCCCCGCCGTGGGGGTTTGGCTCACCTTCTGCTTCACACCCTGTGAAAATAATTTGGAACCCAAGGCACCGATCAGGAATAGTCGTGACTGCGACTGCCAGCCCGTGTATGTATTCCCCGTGGTAGTTTTGGTGTCCATTTGTAAACTCTTTCCTTACCCAGCATTTGAAGTACGGAATATTGCTGGTTAAGTACATTAGCAGATCTTCCCTCTTGTCTTACCTTTTTTGGCAATACCATCAGCTCTTTTCGATGCTGAGACCATACCGCCTTTAGCTTTCTTTACAGGTTTTCCTTTGGCGTCAACGGGCTTGTCTTTATCAGGGCCTGTTTTTGGAACGATGTTAATTGGCATTTTATTTACCCCTTTGAAATAAGTCGGTCAATTTTCTCTTCAAGGCGGTTAAACCTTGCGTCAATGTGTTCAGTAATGCGTTGAACTTCTTCTTTAGTGACGTGATCACGAGCTACCTCCACACGAGTGTCGTTAAGCCTTTGTTCAAGCTGTTCTAGTTTTTTAAATTTTTCTTGTGCCATATAGCTAACCAGCGCAAAAAATGCCGCTGCCAAAGTAAGAACTCCGTTCCAGAAAAAGTTAATCAGTTCCATTTAGCACTTCCACCTTTTTCTAGCCTGTCGAATGCGGCTGTTGGGATCTTTTGCGGCCTCGGGAAATTTCTTCATCTGGCCTAGTGAACGAGCACAGAAAGACTTACGCCTAGCAGCACGTTTGCCTGTAGGTTTATCTTCTGTGACAGCGGTTGAAAGTTTAGAGCCGGGATTAGCACGACGATAGGCAGCTACACCTTTCTCAGTCATACCGGCACCCTGCTTGGTCGGGCGAAAATTGCCCGACTTCACAGAAGTATTTATACCCATGCCCTTTGACTTAGCCATAGAAAATTGTGACAGAACCAATGTTTGTCACATCCGCATAGACGTTTGTTGTAAACAAAACACCTTGACCGGGCATCAGTATATACGTTGGTTGGATTGCGGAAGCAACAGTGTTTACAGTCATAACGGTTGTACCGCCTGAACCGCCATCTTTAAACACCACGCTTCCTGCTGAACCCCCCGGCACAATGTAGATGCTTTTTACCCGAGTCCTGCCAAGGTTGTTCGCCGCTTGGTCAGTAAATAACCCATCACCAGTGATTGGTACACTGGCCTGTACATCAGTTTGCATAGCCATGTTGGCCTCCTAATCAGGAGTCAGCAAACGGAGTTGCTACAGTTCCTGATCCAAGTGCTACGCCGGTAACCATGTACTTTAATGCGGCTATGGCAAAAATCTGCACCCATGTCCCAGCAATACCGCCAGTGGTGCCACCGTTAAAGTTAATAAAGTCATTTGTAGCACCTGAAACAAAACCACGAGCAGCATCTGATGAATCGGTATCTATTGAAAGCACAGAACCAACATATTTGTCTGTTCCATCAGTTCCAATCTTCAACGATGAGGTTGCAATTGTGGTAGGAATCCAGATGGTGTAGACCACGCCTTGATTGTTCAGCGTATTAGGATCTGGCCCCGGGCCAGCAGAAGCAGCGTTAGCCGTGGTATTAATTGTTGGCAGTGTCAAAGTAAGATTTGACGCCAACGTGCCGCCAACGGAAATAATCCGTCCGCCGTGTTCTTCTGGAGTAAGTGTAGTGCTGGAAGTAATTGCTACAACTGAATCCGCACCTTGTTGATAAACGCCGCCAAGGGACCGCACTGGCCCCTGAAAAGTAGTACGTGCCATGACGATAGTCCTTTCGTGTAGTAGCACATCCCCATACAGTCTCTACTAAGTCTGCCAAGCCAGTCTGCATGGGTGGGTTTCTTGGTTTTCTCTTTGTATCAGGTATTTTGGGGGGAGTCAAGAAGCTTGTTTGACTTCTTCAAGTTTTCTTCTTGGGTCATTACCCGCAGGTTCCAAGGGACGTGCAGACCACAAACCGCATCCGAACGTAAAGGTACGATATGGTCTACAACGTACTGCTCCCCCGTGGTTTTAGACATGGTTATGGCTATTTGGTAAATCTGTCGTATCTCAGACTTTTGCTTTCTTGTTAACCAAGGAGGTGTAGCCTGCCGGTGTTTTCTTCGACGCGCCTTTGTGTCGGCCCGAACCCACAATACATTTCGCTCTTTCCAAGCTGTTTGGTATTGCCGCTTTACATGTTGAGGCCGTGTTGATGCTGCGGCAATAACTTGTTCTTTATTGTCCTGATACCAATCGTGTTTACGGTCTTTAACGTCTTCGCGTTTGTTGTACTGCACAAAGTAGTCGGCGCGTTTTTCGGCTGCTTGTTGCCATTCAACTTTTAAACACTCAACGCACGACCCTTTTGTCTTCCTTAAGGCTATGTGCCCGTGTTTGCAAGGTTCGCCCGTGAAGTAGTACTTAGCACCAATAGCCTTGGCATCGGCGCGGTTTGTGGGGTATTGACTGTAGTCCATGCTGATCTCCTTTGACTTAGTAACAGGCAATGTATCACAAAGAAAATCAAAAAGCAAGAAAACAAAAACCCCCGGCTTTTACACCGGGGGTTCTCGCAAAGCCTTATGTAGCTTAGGCTCCGGGGCTTCCGAACATTCCAAGCGGGTCCGAGAACCCGAACGAGTAGCGCTCGCGACTCTTGTAACGAACGTTCCCTGTATCGAAGTCTCCATCCATTGAGTTCGACAGCGGAGTCCGCACAAAGTGCTTCATACCGTTAGGAACATCCGTGGTCAGGAACCATGCGTCCGTGTCCGTCAGCCAGTGGTTAATTGCGTAACCACCAGGGATAGAACCGTTGTTCTTCAGAGCATTGATGTCGTTGTCAGCGGTACCGACGCGGAGTTCAGTCTCAAGAAGACGGGTTGCCACGAACTGCAACGCAGAAGGAATAATGAGCTTACGCGGTTTAGCCGCAATCAGCAGGCCGCGCTCATCAGTCCATGCAGCAATTTGAATAACGGCGTTCTCAAGAGAAGTTTCATTCAAATCTGCAGGGGTCGCAGGGGTGTTGCTGTTAACGCCACCAGAAATCAGTGGGTGAACAGTAGAGAACAGAGGAACACCATCACCACCGGGAAAAGAAGCACTAAACCCGTTGTTGAGAACGGATGCGCCTTTTACCTCTTTGGTGTACGCCATAGCACGGGCCAGCGACTTGGTATAGCGCGATGACAGGGAGTCATAGAGGTTGTCCTCAATAGCCTCTTCAGTCAGCGAGAATCCAAGAGCAATGGTTTCGTGGGTATAGCGAGCAGTGAAAGCTTCCTGCGCGTTATCGTAGGCAATTGCGCTGCCTTCGTTCTTCACCGGAGCGGCGGAGAAGCCAGACAGTTTGGTTTCCTCTTCAAACGAGCGCTCAGAAGTCTCAGTCTCGTAAATCTCCTTGTACTCTTCGCCGTAGCGAGCGTACTCCAGACCAAACAGGGCGTTCAGGCCGGGAAGGAGTTCTTTAAGCAGTTGTGCACGTGAAATAGCCATGATTTAGCTCCTTAAGCAATACCCAGCGGGTTGTTGTACATATGACCGCCAGACGGTACGCCATCTTCATCAACAGACGGAGCATTGATCTTGACGATTACCTCAGGGAACAGAACATTTCCACTGGAAATGTAAGAGGTATCAGGAACAACATCCACGATGCGGATTGGTTTGGTCCGAGCAGTTCCGGTAGTTGCGTTAATAGCAACAGCCGAATTACCAGTAGTCGTTGAACCTGCGTTTTGTACAAGATCAGCATTTTCGCCAATGGCGCTGTACTGAACGCCGGTAACAACGGTTGTGCCGGATACCACAACTACCTTAAACAGCGTGTCAGGATCATCAGCAATAATAGCCTCAATGAACGTGCCAGTAGGGGCCGTCGTATTGGCTGGATAAAACTGTTGAAACTGCAACTGCTTAGTAGAAGAGTTGATGAAGTTGCAGCCAAGGAAAACACCAGCAAAACCCGTAGAAGGGCCAGTAGAGGTTTCATTAGCAAGAACGATCGTTCCGTCAGTGGTCAGCTTTACCAGATCACCGAAGAAGATATTCGTATTGTAACCACTAGCAATACGACGCTTCCGGGTAGCTCCAGCAAACACCTGACCGCCGATCAGATTGATCGGAATAAGCCCGTAAGGCTTGTCTACAGTAGGGTAAGCCATGTTTAACTCCTAAAAAGGTTATTTTGTTCCAGTACCAAACCCCACACCCCTAGTCGTAGCGGATTTTTTCTCGCTAAACAAAGGCATACGGGGATCATTGTTACGCATAAAGTGGTTATCAACAGATTCCACTTGGGCTGTGTTTTTTTGTTGGTAAAAATGTGTCCGAGATTCCACACGTTCTGTAGGCATCTTGCACAGCATTAAACCACCCAATTCAACATTGCCATTTTTGTCGCCTGCGAGCATTAGCTCGGGATGGTCAGTTGCTCTGACCGGCTCCCACCCATCACGCGTTTTTCTGGAAACATTCTGGGGCAACGCTTGATTTAACAAAGACGTTGCAATCCATCGAAAATTCCAGCCCGGTTGTGGGGTGGGATCAGGAAGAGTGCTCGGTGGGGTGTATTCCATGCTACGAGCAGAACTCTCACGTGTTTGAAGGTTTCTGGGCGTACGCTCTTGCGTACCATCACGACTAATTCTTTCAGACATTTTAGGACTCCGATGTAAGTTTAAGGACTTCTTTGGCGTACTGCTCGTTGGTTAACCCAAATTTTCTGGCTAACGCCTCTTGGGTCTTGGTCAATTTAACCCTGGTTTTACCAGTTGCAGTTCGTGTAACAGCGGCTACAACGTTAGCCGAACGTTTACTCGGTTGTTCCTTTTTTGTCTCTCCAAAGAATTTAGGAAACACTTCGCGCATGCGAGCGTTTACTCGCTCGTAATAATCGTCACTGCGAGGGTCAACCCCCGATTCGACCAACTTCTTATGCACCGCTAATGCGAGACTGGTCATTTCTTCATCTGCGCCAAACCATTGGTTTTGTTGCTGCCAACTCAACGCTTTTTGGTCTGGGACAGGCACTTGCGGCGTAGTTTCCTGATTATATACCTCTTGTTTCGGTTCTTGTAAAGGGGTAGGACGGTAGTCTTTTATCCTTTCAGCCCGGTATTTGGCCTCTGCCAGTTCTTCTTGAGCAGCAATGATGGCGTCAGTGTCATAGTTTTCCTGGGCTTCTTTTAGCTTTTTACGAGCCATGACCAACGCTGCTTCGGCCTGAGCCTTCATACTTTCTACGGCTACGGTCTGATTTGTGTTCACGTTTTGACGCAGTGCACGATTTTCTTCAATCAGTTTCTGCGCTACACGGACAGCTTCTTCTCGTTCCCGTAAGGCTGACTCTTTGGCACGGCGTTCGTCGTGACGTGCGTGCGTAAGCTCCTTCATCCGTTTCTGGACTTTGTCGCTGTATTCCGCAATTTCCTCATCACTGGGGTCATTAACATCCCGGTCAAGAGGCTTACGCCCACGGTCTTCTTCTGGCGTGTCGTCTACGATTTCAAGATCAATATCAGATTCTTCGGTCTCAATCTCAATACTATCTTCTTGTACTTCTTGCTCACTTGAAAATTTGTTTTCAGGCATTTTTTGCTCCTTTAAGCGCGGGTATAACCGCGTGGGTCTTCCACAACAGCCTCAACCTGATCGTCGTTAATCAGGCGGAACTCTTGACCGTGAATTTTAAAACGAGTTCCTGAGTAAGCCCTAACTAAGACAAAATCACCCTTTTTACACCACGGGCCGTTAGGAAACTTACCTTCATCTTTGTAGGCATCACTGCCAAGCTCTAAGACACAAAGCACGGTTGTGCTGTATTCCTCTACTTTTGCCAACGAATCTGGCTTAAGCAGGTCAGTGCCTGAAAACTTGTCTTCAACTTCTGGCAAAGCACACAATAACTTCCACCCTTTAGGCTTTGGCAGTTGTGTAGCTGGGCGTGGGGTTGATTCTTCACTCATTTGATTCCTCTACTTTCTTTGCAAGATCAAGTAAATAAGCCTCTGCCATAGCCAGACCTTGGATGACTCCGCAGAGTTTTTGGTACTGCTCAAAATTTTGACAAGCGCCGCCTGCCATATCGTCGGCGTAGTTGTTTAGATCCTCACGAATCTTTTTGCGTAAAACTTCTACAAAACTTTGTATCACTGTTTAGGTTTCCTTTCCGGTTCAGTAAGGGATTGTGCAAGCTCCATACCTATGCGGGTACCTTCAATCTCTTGTTTTACTGCCTCCACGTCTTGCTTAAATTCCAAATCCGACTGATCTTTGGCAATCTGAATACCAAGGCGTGTACCCTCAATCTCCGCTTGCTGCTGAGCTTTGAGTTCTTCAAGCTGCAGTTGCAGCATCCGAATCTGCGCATCCATCTGATCTTTTTGAGCCTTACGCTGAACTTCTGCCTGTTGAATCTGCAGTTTCTGCATCTCGGCCTGCATGATCGGGTCTTGTGCGTTTTGTAGTGCTTGTTGCTGTGCAGCAGCCTGTTGGCTTTGTGCCAACACGATCTGTGAACCTTCTGCGACCATCTTGGAGATCTGAACTTCCATCTCTTTCGGAATTGTGTCGTCCGGCGCTGGCAACGGTGTACCAATCGCATCTTGAACTTGACGGCGGTACAAAAACCCAAGGTGTTCAGCAATATGCGCCTGTAGTGCAGCCATCATTACTGACGCCTGGGGATTTTGTCCGACTAACTGCGCGACCGCTGGGTCGTTAATCATATTCATGTGTGTCGTGATATGCGCCTGATGATCCTGATACATAAACGCTTTCAACGGCTTCATCTTCAGCGCGTTCATGTTTTCTGTGATCGGATCCTTCGGTTTCTCATCATCTTCCATAGGCACAAGCTTGGCAGCGTTGCGTATTCCCAACACTTCTAACATCTGGCGATGCAGGGCAGGCATGTCGTAAATCTGCGGTGCTGTCTGTGACAGCTGGATCACTGCCTGATACTGCACAACCCTTTGAGACATTGTGGCTGCGTTCGGATCAGACACAGGGATGATCTCCACCATGTCGTAATCAGAACGTTTGGCTTTGCGAACCCCAGTCTGTGGTTCGTAATCATAATCATCGTCCGTGTAGTCACGGATAATGTTAGACAAAAGCTGCAGCTCGTGTTTGAACGCGTAATGAACCCGAGCCTGTACTGCCGACATCACCTTAAGCATGCGCTCCAGAAGCGCAAGAGTCGTGCCAACTGGCGCCTGAGCGCTCATGTCGGAAATCTTCATATCTGCCGTAGCAGCAAACCGACGGCCTTCTTCTACAATTGTTCCCAGTAACTGATATAGCGTAGCGCTGGGTTCTTTGTAGGGGAGGGGCAAAATGTTATCCCGCAGTGCACCAGAGCCAATATCCACATCTCTAAACTCCCCTGGTGCGATGGGGGTGTCATCGCCTTTGATCCGTAGCCCTCTGGCTTTTAACCCTCCTGGCAGATTGGAAAGCGTACCAGCATCCACCAACTGCCTCATTATCGACGTAGCTGACTTGGCAAACCCGCCAATCAGGTGGAAAAGCCCAAAGCCATAGAACCCAAACCCAGGGATGTACACGTAGTGCACAAAGTGATCCCGACGTTGTTTTGTGTCGTCGTCTTCGTAGTAGTTACGGCGTACGGCTAGTACCTCGCCTGTGCCTTCTACAACCGTGACCACATAAGGGATGGCTATGCCTGTGGGCTTGCCGTCTTCCTTGTCTTCGTACCCCGGCAAGTCTAAGTTGACGTGTGCTTCATACAGTATGTAACGGTCGTCGTTGTTTGACGACATACCACTTTCTTTATCTTTTTTCTCCTGTAGTTCGTTTTTAGTTCGTGACGGCTCACCCAAATCTACATCTAAATAAAACCCCGCTACCTGTAGTTTGCGTATCTCGTTTTTGGTCTTGTACATACGGTGCGTTACCCGCTCCGCAGTCTCCATACTGACCGTACCGTAGGCCACAATGATGTCTTCGGCTGGAACAAACACAGAAGTCTGGCGCTCCAGAGACGGATCAAAGTACACCTTTTTAAACGCCGACCCCGTAGCAGGCAGGTTCCACAGCATCCGCTCGTGCTCCATACGAAACTCTGGCATGCGTTCTGTCAGTTCGTAGTTCATGTCTTCTTTGACCCGAGCCGCAGCTTCTTCCTTCTCCCGTGTATCTTTGCCGAGGATCTTTGTCTTTACCGGCCCCTGGGCAGGGAACGTCTCCATTATGGTTTCACTTTGGAACCGCACCACGGCTTCTGTAATCATGGGGTGGAACACACCACAGGCGCCGTCCCAGGGTTCTGTACGCTCTTCGTACTTCAGGCCCAACAGAATTAGCCCTTCTTTGTAGGTTTTCTCCCAGTCTTTTCGGGAATCTAAGTCGTTGCGAATATCTTGGAGTAGATCACCACCCAAAGAATCTAGTTCTGCTGGCTCAATATCTTCTGCCAAGTTAGCGTAAAAATCGGACTCGCCTTCTGGTTTAATTAAAATCTCTAAACCACCAGCTTCAATCTTTACCGACTCTGGATCTTCAATTTCAATTTCAATCTCTGGCTCGCCTAAAGTATCTTCGACATCTTCTACGATGCCACGCGGGGCTTGATACAGTGATTTTTCAATAGACATATTGGTTCCTAGTAGTACGCCGCCCTGCGGCTTTTAAAGAATCTTGGCTCATCAGCCTCGTCACTGGGCAGTGTAATAAACCCACCATTTCTAAAGCGTAACAGGGCCTGGGTCATGGTGTCTACGTAGTCATCATGCTCACCAACAGGAAACGCCACAATTTCTTCAATCACATCCCGTGCCCACCGCGTATCCGGCGCCCACACCGACCCGCTTGCAAAAAGGTCTGAAACTGCGTTAACCCTGGCTATCTTATCGTTGCCCCGGCTTGGCGTAAACTCATCTACCGGTATGCCCATCCTACGCAATTCTTGAATCAATGGTGCGCCTGCGGCTTTTTTTTCTACTAAGAACGCATCTGGGTTCCATTCTTTCCATTGCTTAAACGCCACCTCTTTTAACTCTGGAAACTCCATCCGGTCTTTAAACGCGTCCAACAGTATAAGGCTGGGCCTGCTGCTCTCTTCTTCGTTATACCACACTCCCCAGGTTGTGCAGGCTGTGTAGTCAGCGGTTGTCTTGGCCTCGTGCGCCGTATCCCAAGACTGAATAATGAACTCGCACGAAGGTGGATCTTCTGGTTCCCAGATTCTCCAGTGTTGTCTTTTGATAAACGCAGCCGAGTCTAAGGTCGGCTGCTGCATGTACTGGGCGTTCCAATACCGTGGGTCCATCGCCATTTTTTTGGCTTTTAGCTGGTCCAAGGGCCACTGCTCAGGCCAGAGCGACTTCTCGCGCTCGGTGTTTTCAAACATTATGGCTGGCAGCTCCACAATTTCCCAGGGTTCTGCCTCTGGGTTTCTCGCCTGAAACGCAAGCAGCCGCCCAGTTAAGTCCACCAATGACCATCTGGTCATCACAACGATGATGCGCCCCCCAGGCATTAAGCGCTGCAACGGCCCTGTTTGGAACCACGACCATGCATTATCAAATGTCGCCCTACTGTTGGCCTTTATATCTTGTTCAGAATGTGGATCGTCAATGACAAATAAATCAGCACCACGACCAGCCAACGCTCCCCCCACGCCCACTGCGTAATACTGACCACCAGCCGACGTAGACCACTTGCCTGCTGCTTTTTGATCATCTGCCACGACTGTGCCGGAAAATATGGTTCTGTATTCATCGGACTCAATCAAATTACGCACTCTTCTACCGAAATCTTCTGACAACCCAGCGGTGTGCGTTGCCATAATAATCTTCTGATCTGGGTACTGCCCTAAAAACCACGACGGAAACAAATAAGAGGCAAACTCTGACTTCCCCATACGTGGCGCAATATTGATAATTACCCGTTTTTTAGTGCCTGCTGCCACATCGGCGAAGATTTTCGCCAACTGCCTGTGGTGCGCCCCTTCTTTAAACCCCGGATAGATCTCTTTGGCAAACTCGATCATGTTTGTCCGGGCGTTTTTTAACCGCAGCCTGTGCTCCTGCTCCTCAAGCTCTTCTAAGAACTCCATTTTTTGCTTCGGCGTCATGCTTGCCAGCAGCGCCTGCAGCTCTTGATCACTGGTTCTGTTCATCTTCTTGGACAGAAATGTCTTCGACTTCTGTGGCGTCCACTTCTATCGTGCGGTTTAAGGCTGCAAGCTTTTCTTTGATCTTGGCGTCCAGCTCTGCATCCGACATCTCGCTCTTTTTCACCTCAAACCGCTCCGTAAACAACCCCACTTCTGTGACCTTACCCAGCAACTCCAGTGCTTTTAACCGGATACGAGCATCTGGGTGGTCTGTTTCTTCCACAATTTTCGCCACCGCCATTCCCCGCAGCTCACGGGCGTGGTCAACAAATGACCAGTCGTAGATGGTCAACATTCCAACCAGCTTTTGAATCGCCGGGGGTAGCGTAATCTGTGTCAGTGCATCTTTGGCGCGGGTGGGATCCGCAGTCAGGGCGTGGAACGCGTCTCTTGCTTGGGTTTCTTGGGCCTGAGCCACCAGCGTTTCATCGTCTTTGGCTCCCAGTTCTGTGAGCCAGTCTGTCGTGTTGATCTGTGCGTCAAGCAAAGTGTTGGCGTCCACCTTTTTTAAAGGCGTAAACCCTTCCATGGGTGCTTTTAACACCTCTGGCTCGTACTCAGCATTTACCAAATGATCTAACACGCGGGTCGTTCCTCCCGTAAGCAGAGCTTGTGCTCAGTGGGCAGAAGTGTATACTCGCTTGTGAAGCCTTGCAAGGGGCTTCCATGTGTAGTTCTCCTTCAGGGGAATCCTCCCTCCCCTCTTGGCCCCCGTTGAGCGCAAGCTCCGGGGGCATTTTTTTATTTGTTGATGTATAAAGTTTGACAATGCTTGTTTAAATTTTTAAAAATATTTTGTAGGGGTGGTGTGTTGGGGGGATTTGATAAAGATTTTACAACTGTGAAGTGTGGGAGTGGAATAGTGTTTCTCCCTCCGCCCACTACGCCGCAAAATTTTGGGGGGCCACCCCACGGTGGGGTCAGCAAAACCGCAAAATGGCTCGACAGCAGGCAAGCCAAACTACCTATTATGTTATAATGTAAGTGTCGATTGGGTAGTCCAGTCGGCCTGTCCAGCCAGTTCGCTGGTTTGGGACAACCTGTCCCAAAGATCTTAAGGAGAACTACTTATGTCGAACGCTACTATTGTTTCGTTGTACGCAACCTTGGTACAAACCTCTTTGGAGCTTGACAAAGAGGTGGCTAAGAGTCTACGCGGGGGCTTTCTCGCGGGTTCACTCATTGCAGAACTTGCAGAGGTTCACGCCGACAAGTACGGGGCTTTCTTTGTCCTGCAGGAGTCTGGCTGGAAGTTCTACACCAGTGAGGAGGCCATATCTGCCAATAAGCACGAGGGCGCACAGAGGCAGTGGAATCGGTGCATTGCCAAGTTCCACGATATCAAGAAAGACGCTCGCGGGGGTTCACGCACCAAGGCCGAACCCAAGGCCGAATGGCAGAAGCTCGGTGACGCCGCTCTCAAGCTGTCCAAGGCTGACCTTCAGCGCTTCCTGAAGTATATCGGTCGCGCTTAATTTTGGGACAGCTTGTCCCAAACCCCGCGGGCGCTTCGGCGCCCTTTTTTTTTTTTCTACTAGGAGAATCACCATGATGTCATTCAACACACCCAACAGGCGTTACCTCATTACATCGCACGGCAACGGCTGGGCTTATGAAATAACAGACCAAGAGACAGGCGAAAGCCTGTGGTTTCAAGACAGCGATGCGTGCAACATCCAAGAGGCGACAAAAGACTTTGAGCTTGAGGATGTCATCGACCAATACTTTGAGTGCATGGGAGACTAACAATGCAAGCCAGCCTTTTGTTCATTATCCCCAGCGCAGTTGGGCTTGGCCTTTACTTTCTTTTCTACTAGGAGAACACCATGTCAAAGACACGCAAAGACCAACGCCAGCACACACCCAAGACCACGCCCAAGCCACGCCACCACGCAGGCGAGCTACGCTTCAAGCGCGAGCAATCCCAAACCCGCGAGTGGAAGTCAGGCCTTGAACTACGCCTTGGAAAGGACGCTTAATCTTTGGGACAGCTTGTCCCAAAACCTTACGCATAACTTCTTTGTAGTAACTAGGGTAAAAACAGGTCGTGTCCAGCACTTCCCACTTTTGGCGCGTAGTGGACACGACATGGACACCCCCGAACCCGCGCCAGTGCTAGCGCTGTCCACTTTGAGGCACATCTATAATAATATATTTATATTTATATTATTATTATTATAGGGGGCTAGACAAGTGGACACTCTTTTTTCTTTTTTGGCCTTCTTTGTTCTTTTCCTTTGCCCTTTCTTTTTTTTGGTATGATACCTGTGACGCACCCGCTCGCAAGCGTCTTCCACTAACCTTTGAGGAGAGTCCACTTCATGTCCACTTGGAAATTTTTACTGGACACTTCCGACCCCGATTACACCCATGATTACGCACTTGCTTTGCCTTCAAAGCCAGACGGGGCGTGGTGTTCAAGCTGTCTGCAATTAAAATCTTTGAGCCATTTCAAACGCCTTGCGTCTTTGGCTCAGACTCGCGCTTGGCTACACAACCCTCTCGCTCAACGCCGACTTCAGTACGAAGGCAAGGAGTGCAACGACTGTCACGACGCCAAAACCAAGCGCCCTGAAGATCTAACCCGTGAGCAAATGCGTCGCCGACTGCGTGCCGAGGGTGTGCACGACTTCGTTGTTGAGGTCAAGATCGCCAAACGAAAACAGCGTGCCACCACTACTCACAAAGAAGTTATCCGTAAGACAAGGCGCAAGCTGTTCGCCGATGACTACGCCCGAATACAAAACGAACTGATGAAACTGTCCAAGCGTGTGGATCGTGCGCATGGTATGACTGAGTTAGCCATAACGAATTTACGGGAAGACATACGCAAGGCCAGATACATCATCAGCGTGCTGAAACAGAAGGGCAAGAAACCGCCCAAAGATTGGCGCCAGATGCTGGCCTCTGACTACAAGATGTGAGAAAGATTTTGGGACACCATGTCCCAAACCGTTGTGGGTGCGGCACACCCACGCACTACGCACTAATGAAGGAGAGTCACCATGTTAAAACCAGAGCAGTGTGTGCTGTTACGCGCAGTAAAAACAAAACCTTTTGAAGGTAAACAATCTTTGGGACAACCTGTCCCAAAAGCCAGTGATGGCAAGCAAGAGTGGGCGCGGTTCAAGTCCGAGTGTGTCGTTCTTAGAAAGAAGGGGGTGTGAGATGAAAGCGTATTACGAAATCGAGTTCGATAACTGCGAGAACTGGGTGTGGGGCGACGCAATACCGTTGAAGGTGGGCTTCATCTTTGAGGCCGATAGCGAACACGCCGCGCGTGTCAAGGCCCATGTCTTAGTCAACAAGATCGGCGAAGACTGTGACTGGGTGCTTTCAAGTGTGAAACAAAAAGAACCAACTAAGAAGGAGGTGTAACCATGGGTCAGCTATTTTTTATCTTTTATTTCATCGTGCTCACCATCTGCGGTGGGCTGATTCTTTTAAACGTGGGGGTGTGAGATGAGAGACACGATTGTGTGTGACCTAGATGGCACGCTCGCTAACTGCGAGCACAGGGTTCATCATGTCCGTGATAAGCCCAAGAACTGGAACGCCTTCTATGCAGGCGTGCGTGAAGATAAAGTCAACGATCCAGTGCTGTTCATATTGGATACATTTCTCAATAGCAAACCAACCACATTCAATGTCATCTTCTGTTCAGGTAGACCTGAGCGATGCAGAGAGGACACGATATGGTGGCTACGAGAGGAATGTCGTTTGTGGCATCCGCCTGTCATGCAACTGCTCATGCGCAAGGACGGCGACTACCGAGCCGACTACATCGTTAAGCAAGAGATTCTTGACGCCCACATAGACAAAGACCGCGTGTTGTTTGTGCTCGATGACAGACAGCAGGTTGTTGATATGTGGCGTAGGAATGGAATGACCTGCTTGCAGGTTGCTGAAGGTAACTTTTAAAAGGAGATTGATATGAAACTTTACGAAATCGAAATGACACGCACATCGTTTGTCAAGGTGGTCATTGAAGCAGAGAACACAACAGAGGCTGAGTACAAAGCCTTTGAAGAGGTAACACACGGTGACTACGGTGTTCGTGATGGCGCTGATTGGCAAATTGAATCCATGAAGGAGGTGAAAGAATGAAAACATACGAAATCTGTGTGGTGAGTAAAGAGTACCGCTATGTAACTGTCGAAGCAGAAACCGAGGCAGGTGCCATTGACCAAGCCTGGGACTGGGTAGCGCGTGGACTTACCAGCGACACAAAACCGCAAGACTACGACACTGAAGTTTATTTAGAAGGAGAAGTGGAGGTGCCAGATGGTCTCAATTAACTCAGTTCAAAGGCGTAGAAGAATTCGCCGTATGCGTGAGACGCGTGCGGTGTTCGTAGATGTGCTTGGGATACTGGGCTTTATGTTCGCCTTGTTTCTTGGGTACATCATTTTAATGATGTTGGTGCAGTAACTTAACTATAAGGAGATTACATCATGGATATTATGTCCAAGATTCAAAGCAAAGAATCTTTGCTACAAGTGTTGCATACCCATGCAATCGACCCCACCAACCCCATCAACTTCATGCCAGTGCTTAAACTGACTGACTTGGCTAATTCGACTGGCGCACCAGGCCGATGCCTTCTCATCAACGAGTTACACAGAGACGCGTCTGCGTTTGATGCAGAACCCACGCCCATCGACCCGCAACAGATGCACCGTATGGTCGAGAGGATTGACATTGCGTGTGACTTTGGTGCTATACCTGATGCAGTCAAACAGCTTAGCAGTCGTCCCCTGACGCGGATCTATTGCAACGCCAAGGTCATCATGCTAGCCAACGAGCTGATCACACCCAATGCGTTCTGGGTGTGGCGTGAGTGCGCTAGGTTTTACCTGCACAAATACACCGCGCCGTTGTTCTTAGAGCAGCTGCGTCAGCTGGGCAAACTCAACCCGTCACTGTGGTGGCACTTCCCGCATATCTCTGTCGATGAACCCACGATGGTGGCCTATACTCCATCGCCTGACTACGGCAGGGCTGATCGGCAGGTGCGCATGAAGATCGGACGCTACCTCACACAGTTCTACAGTGAGATGCTGACACAGAACCAGATCCGATCCATGGCTAACGGTGTCAAGAGTTTGTCGTTCCACATGGGCAAGACATCGGCAGACTTCAAGCGTATCTACGAGGACGGGGTCAGTTCATGTATGTCATGCATGGGCGGTTCGCGTATCGGTGATATCTCTGGTGACTACCACCCTGCCGAGGTCTATGGCTCAGGTGACTTCGCTATCACATGGCTGACCGATGATGCGACAGACCAGCTCGTTGCACGCGCCATCGTTGCATACCCTGATCAGCCAAACAACGGCGGTCACTTCGTCAGACTCTACGGCGCAGAAGCCCTAACCCTTGAGGATAAGCTCATCGAGATGGGGTACGAACGGCAGAGCGGCTACGCTGACGGCCTGCGCCTGCTGGCTATACAGGACGACGACAACAACTACCTCATGCCGTACATCGACGGCAACGAGTACACAGTCAGTCTGACGCGTGGCTTCTGGGTCATTGGCTACACCTGCGGCGAGCACTGCCATGATGCACGCGAGACGAACGGCATCTATCGTAGCGGTGGCACATGTGACGCGTGTGGTGATCAGACCAATGAGGACGAGGAAGACATGGTCTACTCTGACTACCACGGCATACGCATCGGGCAGTGCTGCATTGACGACTACACTTGGTGCTACTCACGCCACGGCGACAGGGACTACATCCACCAGGACGATGTGGTGTACTGCGAGACAGATGGTGAGTACTACCATGACGCATACCTTGATCGGCATGGCATTGTCTACTGCGATACAGAGGGTGCGTACCGTTGCGAGAGTGAGTGTGTGCAGAACCCTGACGGCGAGTGGATGCACGAGGAAGATGCGGTGAAGATCACAAACTCTGACGGTGACTACGAGTACTACCACAATCGTGACACCCACGCTGCCTCACGCGTGACGGTGCGGATGCCCAGCGCAGACAATGGCCTGCCTGTGTGCTACATCGGTGACCTGCCCGAAGACATAGCCAAGATCCACGACGAGGCGACACGGTTCGTCGATGACTACGGCAACGAGTGGGTGTCTGGGTTCGTCACAATGCACCAGCTGATCCGGTACGCACGTGACGTAACCAACGGCCTCAAGATGTTCCGCAGTATTGAGGGCGTGCCGTTCGACCTGTATGCCAACAGAACCAGGGTCGACATTCTACGCAGCGTGCTGCCTGCGTATGTCCTTTAATTCAAACAACTTAAGGAGAATCACATGACACGAGAATCTAATTCTGTTTTCTACGACGAGCGTCTGCACGAGATGCTCAGGTACAAGCGCCCACACAAGTCGAAGTCTGAGGCACAGTGGATCGAGCGGTTCATCATGCCGTATGACCCCACCAATGTGGACGACATGGCCCTGGTCGTCACGGTGCTACACCCTGACGGGCGCACGCCACACACTATGTTCTCTTGCCACACCGACACTGTGCACCGCACCGAGGGGCATCAGCGTGCCAAGTTCCACCGCGCAACGCAGACCTATTTCAAAGCCGATGGTGAGCCTCTGGGTGCTGACGATGCGGCTGGCGCATGGCTCATGCTGGAGATGATCGACGCCGGTGTGCCTGGCTGTTACTTTTTCCACCGCGCAGAAGAGTGTGGTGGCCTGGGTTCAAGCCACATCGCCAAGCAGTATCCTGATGTGCTCTACAAGTTCAAGCGTGCCATCGCCTTCGACAGACGCGGCAGCACAAGCGTCATCACACACCAGGGCTGGGGTCGGTGTTGCTCGGATATTTTCGCCCAAGCCTTGGCTGATGCACTCAATGACAACGAGCACAACATCTACGAGCCAGACGACACGGGCGTGTTCACTGACACTGCCAACTACACCCACATCATCCCTGAGTGCACCAACATCTCGTGCGGCTACCTCAACGAGCACACCGGCAACGAGACGCTACACCTGCCCACACTGTTCCACCTGCGTGACTCTTGCCTGACCATCGACTGGGAAGCACTGCCCACCGACAGAGATCCGCAGGTCAATGACTACAAAGACTACAGCTGGGCCAGGGGTGGCAGTTACTACAAACAAACTACAGATAACGACTACAGTCTGTACGGCATGACAAAGGCGGAGATGTTCGACATGGCATACACCGACCCAGAAACCTTCGTCATGCTGGTGCGCAACGAGTTGTTCGGCGAGCCGATAGAGTCTGCCAAGTACGCGAGCAGCGACTACGGCTACGATGAGTTTATGTATAAGTAACTAGCAGTAACTAACGATAGGAAAGGAGAGTACATATGGGCAAATATATCTACACAGTCGAGGGGAGCACCCACAAGTTCAAGACCAAGCAAGAGGCACTGGACTACGCCAGTTTTGACCGCTGGATTGAGCACATGAACGGCGCACCCCGACGCCTGACCATCATTGCAAGGCACACGCCTGAGCAGTACCGTCGTTATTGTCAACGTATCAATAGGAAGGAGGATGCCGTATAAAAACGCTTGTCAAAGGTTTTACTTTGCTCTACAATCTTTTAACAATGCAGTTAAATTCCAAAAGGAGAGTACAACCATGGATGCTAATGAATTCCTTACACACAGCCAGATCGTTGATCTGATCAAGGCCGTGGGCCACAAGCGCACCGTCCTCATAATGGGTGAGAACGGCACAGGCAAGTCATGGCTACACCGCACGCTGTCGGCTGATCCGTTCTTTGCTGACCACATCAAGCCTGCGCCCATCGACTGCACGCAGTTGTCTGATGGTTCGTTGTTCATGCCAGACATTGACCGTGAGCAGGGCATAGCCCGTGAGCTACCCAACCAACGGCTGGGCCTGAGCTTTGGCAACCAGCGCGGTGCAGACAAAGAGCGCCCTGTGCTTGTGATGTTCGACGAGGTCGCCAAGATTCCACAGTTCGTTAAGAACATGATCGCGCCCATGATGTATGAGCGCAGGGTGGGGACGATGTACTGGCCCGAGCGGTCGGTGGTGTTCGGCGCTACGAACCTCGCCATTGAGGGTCTGGGTGACAGCCTAGCGGCACACCTGCGCAACAGGCTGATCGTGGTCAAGCTGCGCAAAGCTGACGGGCAGGAGTGGATACAGAACTTTGCCATGCCCATGGGGTTGAACCCCATCCTCATAGCCTGCGTGGAGGAGAACCCGCAGGTGCTTGACTCATTCGTTGACTACTTACCAGGAGGCAGATATGAAAACAAAGATCAGAAGAAAGACAACCCATCAATTTACAACCCGCAAGAAGTCCAAGATGCCTATGCGTCGCCGCGTACCTTACATGCTGCGTCAGACATCCTCGACGCATATGCCGTGGGGGGGTTCGATAGTGCTACTTTGGAACAAGCACTTTCTGGCACAGTGGGCAAAGCATTTACCTCTATCCTGATGTCGTTCATCCGGTTCGGTGCGCAGGTGCCACGCAACACAGACATACTGGCTGATCCTCTTAACACACCAGTGCCAGACAACAAGATCGCGCAGCAGGTGGTGGTGTTCCGTTCGTTGGCACAGACCAAGACACGCGACGATGCACAGGCGTTCACGCTCTACATCAGGCGGCTACAACCAGAGGTGCAGTCATTGTTCCTGCGCCGTGTGTCTGCATCAGCCACGCTACACCTCGGTCTGTACTCCACCATCGCTGAGTTCGGCGAGATGATGAACGACAACCGTATCTTCTACAAGGTGTAACCATGAACGCGATACTTTCACAATGGGATCGCATGACTGCGCCACAGCGGGTCACGGCAGTGAACATCGACATCATGGGTCACAAAGACTTCAGCACGCTGTCCGGTGCTGTGATGATGGGGCTGGTGAAGATGGACGCGTCGATACCCACGGCTGGCACAGACGGTAAAGACATTGTCTACAACGAGACGTTTGCCTTATCACAAACTCGTCAGCAGTTGCGGTACATCCAGATACACGAGGCGCTACACATCGGCCTGCGTCACTGTCTGGACTACCAAGACATCGTGAAAAAGTACCCACGGGAGTCTAACCAAGCCATGGACTATGTGGTCAACGGGCTGATCGAACAGACAGACCCAGGGTTTAAGTTTGTTCAACGCCCTACCACCCCTGCGCCACTGGTTGACCCCAAGTACTTCGACCGATCCTTTGTCGATGTGCTGCAAGACTTATTGAGAAACAACCAGCAGCAGCAACAGCAACAGCAACAGCAACAACAAACCCTCGATACCCACATGCCTGCGCCTGCCGATGCCGACCTTGATGAACTGCGCCAAGAAGTACAAGACGCCATGAACCACGGCGAGATGGTGCAGAAGAGATTGGCAGGGGGTGAGGGTAAGTGCGAGGTGCTCAGTGGGTTTGGAGTCAACCGCACGACTGACTGGCGTAACGCACTGCGTGAGTGGGTGCAAGAAGTTTGTTCGGGTGACGAGTACTCCCGCTTCAACCCACCCAACCGAAGGTTCCTTCCCTTAGGCATCCTCATGCCATCACACTTTGCTGTTACCGCTGGTGAGTTGCACATATACACAGACACTTCTGGTTCGATGGCTGGTGTCTACCCCGTGATCTTTGGGGAGATCGCCAACATCTGCCAGCAAGCCAACCCTGAACTGGTGCGCATCATCTGGTGGGATACGCAAGTGCGTGGTGAGCAGGTCTTTACCCAAGGGCAGTACGACACCATCGCACATCAGCTTGTCCCCAAAGGTGGCGGCGGCACATCACCACACTGTGTCGTTCAACACGTGCAGCAGAAGCAGTACAAACCATCAGGCGCTATCTGGTTGACTGATGGATACATCGATGCCTGCCCAACATCGGTGTGCAGTAATGAGTTGTGGGGCGTAATCAACAACGACCGTTTCAAACCTCTGCATGGTAAAGCCATGCGCATCTACTCTTAAGGAGATCTACCATGAATGATAAACAACAACCTTTGTTTACCCGTCCTAACACTAACACCACCGCAACACGCTACAGTTTGAAAGACAGAACTATTGATGACTTGTTGACGGTACTCAGAAATCTGGGCTGCAGTTACTACGTTAAAACCAGTGAGGGTGCAGAGCTTAAGCACGGCGACATTGTGTCCGTCAAGATGGCGCCTCCCCAAAGAAGGAAACGTAACTTTGAGTTTCCAAAAGGGGAGTTGGGAAATTATGTCCGTCCGTTTATTGAGAACCTGAAACCTGGCGAAAGCACGTTTGTGCCTGGCGGTAAGTATGGGCCGGACAAATTGCAGTCGTCTACTACGGCACTATGCAGTAGGCTCTTTGGTAACAAGGCGTACATGACTTCGATAAATAGGGAGCACAACGCCTTAGAAGTACTGCGGTTGCTTTAACACATAAGAAAGGAGAATCACCATGAGCAGATTTAATATCGACACCTGCGCGTTACTGGTTGAATTCAACGCGCCCGTATGGACAGCACGTAAGCTGGACAGGAGCACCACCGATGAGGTGGTGTCGAGCAAGAACGCAACTGCCAAAGACGCAGCACGGGTCAACAAGCACCTGCTTGCAGGGCGGCAGGAGTTAGAAGTTATCCAAGCGCACATCGGGGCGGTGCGTAACTATGTGTATGAGAGCACGCTGCCCTGGTCAGACTCTGGTATCCGTTTGCTTCCCACAAAGAAGTTTATGGATTTCAATGACCGCATGGGTAAGTTTGAGCAGGAGTTTGCCGATCTCGTTAACACGTTCATCGCTGTGTATCCGTCGCTCATTACAGCGCAAGCTATGGCGTTGGGGGATATGTTTAACCGCAGTGAGTACCCTTCCCCACAAGAGATTGCACACAAGTTTTCTTTCCGTGTGAACTACATGCCTGTGCCCAAGGCGGGGGACTTCCGTGTTGATGTTGGCAACGAAGCGCAGAAAAATCTGCAGGAGAAGCTAAGTAAGCTGGCTGATGAGCGTGTGGAAGCTGCTATGTCTGACGCACGTGGCAGACTCAAGGCGCACCTTGACCGCATGATGGAGCGGCTGAAGGTAGAAGAAGTCAATGGCAAACAACGCAAGGGCCGTATCCACACATCGCTGGTCGAGGGTGGGCTGGAGCTGTGTGAGGCGTTGGAGTCACTAAACCTGACGAACGATATGACCATTGAGGCAGCGCGTCTGGAGTTAGAAAAACTGCTGCGTACCGTGGACGCAGAAGAACTGCGCAAGAACTTAGACGCACGCACGGAGATTCGTGCGCAGGTGGCTGAGATCGTAGATCGTTTTAATTTCTAAGGAGCAGCTATGCGTCCCATCAGAGTTTACTATCAACAAAAGAGTCACGGCATGGACATGGGCGCTGATTGTGTGTTGGATGTGTTAAGTGATTTCCGTGGGCCGGTGCCCACAGAGATGCTGGTGCGTGAGTGTCGCAAAGACAAAATTTCTGCACCGGCTACAACATACAAAAAGTTAGCGTTGCTTAAAGCCAAAGGGTTTGCTGCAGACTACGAGCACCCTGAGGATCGAGATCAGCGTAAATCCTATATTCATATAACCGAGAAAGGATTACAGTATCTACACAAATGGGAGGACAACCATGAACTGCCCCAACTGTGACCACCACTACACCAAGGTGAAGGAGACCAGATTGATCGAGGAGCACCCAAGGTGGAGCAAACGGCGGCGGGTGTGTCCGGAGTGTGAGTATCAGTTCTGGACTGTGGAGATGCCTGCTGAAGATGTGATCGTAAATGAAGGAGGTGAGAAATGACCAAGGAACAGATTGGGGAAATGGTCGCAGCACTTCCGCAAGGCTTGGATTCCGATGAGTTTATTTTTAAGCTTGTGAACTGGGCGGTAGACAGGGAGCGAGAGGCGTGTGCTGAGATTTGTGATGGAATTTCAGAGGACTACAAAACCAGAACTGACTTGAACAAAACACAGCAACAAGTTGGGCAGTTAGCGGCTGAGGTGTGTGGGGTGAGAATAAGGGGTCAGAAATGAAATTACGAGAAGCAGCAGAGCAGGCGTTGAAGTATTTTGAAAATGCTCACGGGCTTGAAGACACAGAGGTTGCGATCAAAGAAGCACTGCGGAAAGCATTGGCGCAACCGGAGCGTGAATGGGTTGGGTTAACTAAGGAGGAGGCCAGAGAAATCTCACTGGCAAACCGCCCGTATGTTATCGACATGATTGCTGCGCTTGAAGCTAAGCTGAAGGAGAAGAACACATGATCCATATCTCAAAGATGCCATCCGCTCAGTACCGAATTGCTGGAAAGGATCTGTTTACAGAGGATCAAATGAGGCACTACGCCACGGAGTGCCAGCAGAGAGCCTGGGTGAACCTGACCGATGAGGAGATTGAAAAGATCCACACGGCCTGGGCAAAGGACAACCTTTTTCGTGGATGGAATTACGAACGGGCCATTGAAACTAAGCTGCGGGAGAAGAACGGTGGCTAAACCAATAACACCTGAAGAGATGACAGCATACGTTGAAGCGACATGGAACAAGTACCAGGAGAAAACGTGGCAAAAACAAAAGCCTGTGGGGTACGCACACGTAGAAGACCTTAATCGTGAGCACCATGACTTTTGGGTTAACCGGCAGCAAGGTGTAAATGAGGTTCCGCTTTATGCCGCACCAAAGCGTGAATGGGTTGGGCTGACGGATGAGGAAAGTTTAGACTTGGTTTTTGATTCAAAAATTACTGAACCTAATGATGAGCCAATTAAATTTGGCGCACCTTCCAGACAATGTATACAGAATTTAATTTCTCATGTCGAAGCCAAGCTGCGGGAGAAAAACCAATGATCTGCTGCCAAGGAGATTGTGAACAAGGGCGCGACTGCCCATTTAGAAAGGAGAATGTAATGAACGAAAGCAACAAACAGTGGGGCCTGGGTGTCTTGGTTGGGGTAGTGCTAACAAGTCTGATCGCAATCGGCATCAGCAAAATGAAATCTAACGATCCGCCTATGGAGATACTGCCCAAGACCGTGATCGAGGCATACAACATGGGTCTGAAAGATGCATTAAAAACAAACCCGCCTTCTATGGACTTGGAGCAGACCTGCGTAAACATGTGGGCTAACAAACAACCTTTGAGGTGATATATGGCAGCAAAAGATAAACAGATTGGTGGTTCGCATTACAAACTTATGGGCATAGAACCATGGGATGTGGTGGATACGTGGCCCGTTGAACAACGTATCGGCTACTATCGTGGTGGCGCACTGAAGTACGTGATGCGCATGGGCAACAAAGACGAAGCTTTTACCGAGATTGGTAAGGGCAAACATTATCTTGAAAAACTAATGGAGGTATTGGATGCAAGCAACAGAGATCAGGGATCCAGCACAGTCAGTAATAGTCCTGAAGCAGTCATCAGAAAGGCTACAAGAACTGTGCGCAAACGCAAGGTTAAGCGAACGAGAAGTTCTTGAGATCGCCAACATCAGTAAGAACATTGTGCGTGCATCCAGCGCCATACTTGTGTGGGCAGAGAGCTTGCCACGATGAACGCCGAAGAACAGGAGCAACTACATGCCCAAATCAAAGCGCTACAAACCGATCTTGCTTTCCGAACTAGAGAAGTCGCCATACTACGATCCGCATTGGAAAGCATCGCATCCGTATCCTACATGGCCCTTTACGCTAGTGAATCCGTACGAGCTGGCGAAGAGATCACAAAAAACAACCCTAACATTCAGTGAGTTTGAGAAAGCCCCGCTATGACCCCAGAAGCCAAGGTTAAAAAGGAGGTGAAGTTAGTTCTTGATGAGCTTGGCGCCTACCATTTTCTCCCCCTCATGGGGGGGTTTGGTAGGGCTGGGGTGCCAGACATCATCGGCTGTTACAAGGGGTATTTCTTTGCCATAGAGTGCAAGGCAGGCAGTAATACAACGACTGCGTTACAAGACCGCGAGTTAGAAAAAATTCGTAAAGCTGGTGGCGTTGCAATCATAATTAACGAGGAGAACATCAAACATGTCAAAGCCGCCATACAAGCGCATAGTGGTAATTGACTTTGAAACACGCTGGTCGAGTAAAGACTACACACTATCTAAACTTACTACTGAGCAGTACATACGACACGAGAACTTCAAAGCGTTTGGTGCCTGCATAAAAGACTACGGAGAGGACAACACCACGTGGCACAGCCATGCTGAACTACCCGCAGCGTTTGCTGCGATAGACTGGTCAGAGACAGCGGTGCTGGCGCACAACGCACAGTTCGATGTCGCCATACTGTCGTGGGTCTATGGTTGCAAGCCTGCGTTCATATTCGACTCGCTGTCCATGGCGCGTGCCTTGCGTGGGGTGGAGGTGGGCAACAGCTTGGCAAAACTTGCAGAAGAGTTTGGCCTGCCGCCCAAAGGCAAAGCTGTGTACAGCACAGACGGGCTAGACGAGCTTACCCATGAGATAGAAAAAGAACTGGCTGACTACTGTGCGCACGATACGTTCCTGTGTGAGGAGGTTTTTAAGCGTCTGGTGCAGGGCTACCCTGCCAAAGAGTTACGACTTATAGACTTGACGCTGAAGATGTTCACTAACCCTGTGCTACAACTAGATAAGGAGATGCTCAGTGAAGCGATTAACGAAGAAAGAGAAAAGAGAGAAACACTTCTTCAACGTCTTGGTGTCGAAGAAACTATCCTTGCAAGCAACCCGCAGTTTGGCGAGTTGTTACGCAGCCTTGGCGTGGAGCCGCCGATTAAAATCAGCAAGACCACCGGTGAAAAGGCGCTTGCGCTTGCTAAAAACGATGCACTCTTTCAGGCGTTGCTCAACGCCGACAATGAAGATGTTGCTCTCTTATGTGAAGCGCGGCTGGCCGTTAAATCAACATTGGAGCGCACTAGAGCGCAACGATTCTTGGATATTGCACAACGCGGTGTTCTTCCGGTGCCCCTTAACTATTACGGCGCACATACAGGGCGCTGGTCTGCAAGTAAGGGATCTGGACTTAATCTGCAGAACTTAAAACGTGGGTCGTTCCTTCGTAAGTCGATCATGGCCCCTGAGGGGTATACCTTAGTGGTGTGTGACTTGTCGCAGATCGAACCGCGTGTATTGGCGTGGCTGGCTGATTACGAAGATCTCCTTAACATCTTTAGATCAGGGCAGGATGCGTACGCTATGTTTGGTGCGCAGATGTTCGGCATACCAGGGTTAAGCAAAGAATTACACCCTGACCTTCGCCAGTCTGCTAAGTCTGCTTTGTTGGGGGCAGGTTATGGTTTGGGGTGGGCATCGTTTGCTGCGCAGTTGTTGACGGGGTTCCTAGGCGCACCATCCACACGGTACGACAGGGCTTTTGCTAAGCAGTTAGGCGTAACGTCTGACTACATAGGCAGCTTCTTAGAATGGGATGAGAACGCTAAGCGCTTATGGGATATACCACACACTTGCACTGAAGATGAACTACTGATTCATGCGGTGTCTGCCAAGAAGATCATTGATAAGTACCGTGAAGCAGCGCAGCCGGTCACGCAGTTCTGGCAGTTGTGCCAGGAGCTTATTCAGCGTGGGCTGTTTGAGGGTAGGGTTTACCATCACAAGTGCCTGCAGTTTGAAAAAGAAAAAATCTTCTTGCCAAACGGTATGACTTTGAAGTATCCTTCCCTGAAAGGAAATGCTGATCCAAAAGGTCGGCTGCAGTGGGTCTACGGGCCAAATGAAAAAAAGGTGTACGGGGGGGCGCTGACTGAAAACATTGTTCAGGCAGTGGCTAGGTGTGTGATGACAGACGGCATGCTGCGGATACAAAAAGAGTATCCGTGTGTGTTAACTGTCCATGATGAAGTAGTCTGCCTTGTACCTGAGGCAGAAGAAGCGAACGCTAAAACTTGGGTTTTAGCGCAGATGACTATGGAGCCGAAGTACATGCCGGGTATTCCACTGGCAGCGGAGGTAGGCTCTGCAAAACGATATGGAGAAGCAAAATGAAAATGCCTAAAAAAATTACAGTTGGTAAAACCAAATACGACGTTGTTATGTGTGGGCGTATGCCCCAGAAGGGAGCTATGGGTGGCGTGTTTTATAACGGTAAGATGATCAAGATCGGCACACGCAGCTCATACGACAACAGGCGGTTCAAGCAAGAAGAAATTACAGACACCTTCTGGCACGAAGTTACCCACGCCATCCTGAAGGACATGAACAACAAACTTGAAGCTGATGAGAGGTTTGTCACAGCGTTCGCAAACCGGCTAACCAAGGTCATAACCAAAGCGGAGTTCTAATGACAACGCACAAGGTCACATGGTCACACAGCAGTCTGAAAGATTTTGAAGGCTGTGCCAGACGCTATCACGAGGTAAAGGTTCTAAAGAAGCACCCGTTCCCAGACACGGAGCAGATTCGTTACGGTAAGGAGTTACACACAGCAGCAGAGAACTATGTGCAGGATGGCACCCCCATCCCACCGCAGTTTGAGTTTGTAAAGCCAACCCTTGACGCGCTACTTCAAAAGCCTGGGCGCAAGTACCCTGAGCACGAGATGGGCCTGACCGTTGACCTTAAGCCGTGCGGTTTCAAAGACGACTCCGTATGGGTGCGTGGTATTGCTGACTTGTTAATCGTAGACGACGAAAACCTCACCGCATGGATCGTTGACTATAAAACTGGCAACAACAAGTACCCCGATACCGATCAGCTTGTGTTGATGTCGCTGATGACTTTTGCGCACTTTCCCCACATTCGACAGGTCAATTCGGCCTTGTTGTTTGTGGTGAAGGAGAGCATGGTCAAACACAAGATGTCGGTGGAAGACATTGAGCCAGCGTGGTGGCAGTACAGACAACGGGTGGCAAAACTATCCGTAGCGTTTGAGAACAATGTGTGGAACCCCACACAAAGCGCACTGTGCGGATGGTGCCCAGTAAAAAGTTGTGAACTTCACCCCAAACATTAGGAGCCAATCATGTCAAGAGACTACAAAAGAGAATATGCGAAATACCACGGCAAGCCTGAGCAGATTAAGCAAAGGGCTGAGCGGGTTAAAGCTCAACGCTTAGTCGATAAGACAGGCGTTGATAAAAACAACAATGGCAAGGCCGATGCTCGTGAGGGCAAAGACATTGACCACAAGAAACCACTGCGCTCAGGCGGCTCGTCAGCTAAAAGCAATCTGCGCATCCGTAGCGTGAAAGCGAACCGAGGAGAAAACGGTCGATGAAAAAGCTAAATCCGCAGCAGCTTGCGGATGTTTGGTACTTACGGTTTGGTTATTCGTGGGTAGATTCCACAGACGTGGAGGACGAGACGTGGAAAAAAATGATTAACACGCTTATGCGTCAGAGTCTTTTGGATTACCACCTTGTGCAAGACAAAGCAGGCATAAGAGAAGTTTATAAATTGAGAGAGAACCATGCAAATCGTTGAAAACAAAGCGTTGCTGTTACGAACGCGCAATCCAGACAAGTACAAAGTTATTCCCAAGTTTGCAGTAGTTGGTGAGCAGGACGGCGTGTATGAGATCGCTGTGCGATGGGGGTTAGACGAAGCGCGTGTGCTGCGCAACCTGGGTGTGAGAAACGTACCCTCCCCCATCACTGCACGCTACGACTGGCCGGGCAGGTTTAAGCCGATGAAGCATCAGATGGAGACGGCTGCGTTTTTGACCTTGCACAGACGAGCGTTTGTTTTCTCTGAACCCGGCACAGGCAAGACGCTGTCGGCGCTCTGGGCGGCTGACTATCTCATGCGAACTAAGCAGGTGCGTCGGTGTCTGGTGCTCTGCCCTGTGTCGATTATGCAGTCAGCTTGGATAAACGACTTGGGCAACAGCATCATTCACCGCAGCGCCATTGTGGCTCACCACCAGCAAGCATCACGTCGTATCGAGATGGTGCAAGGTGATTACGAGTTTGTCATCACGAACTATGACGGACTGAACCTCATCGCAGATGAGATAAACAACGATGGACGGTTTGATCTTGTTGTAGCTGACGAGGCCAATGCCTACAAGAACGTGCAAACAAAACGTTGGAAGTCGCTTAACAAGATTTTGAAGCCCGACACTTACCTGTGGATGATGACCGGTACCCCTGCGTCACAGTCGCCCCTTGATGCGTATGGCTTGGCTAAACTGGTCAACCCCAATGCTGTGCCTAAGTTCTTTACAGCATGGCGAGATGCGACGATGCAGAAGCTGACGATGTTTAAGTGGGCGCCTAAACCTTCAGCACAAGAAAAGATCCACACGGTGCTGCAGCCTGCAATACGCTATACGAAGGCACAGTGCCTTGATCTTCCACCAGTAATAACGGAGACACGCGATGTCCCTCTCACCCCCCAGCAGAAAAAGTACTACAACATCCTCAAGGAGCAGATGCTTGTCAAGGCGGCTGGTGAAACAATCACGGCGATTAACGCCGCCGCAGAAGTTAATAAGCTCTTACAAATTAGCGCTGGAGCAGCCTATACAGATAACGCAGAAGTTGTGGAGTTTGACTGTGCCCCAAGACTAGCTGTCCTCATGGAGGTGTTGGAAGAAACACAGCGCAAAGTCTTAGTGTTCGCCCCATATCGCCACAGCATAGACACCATTACAAACTATCTTACTATCAACAAAACCTCTGTAAGCACTATTCATGGCGATGTGTCGCCTGCAAAGCGCACAAAAATTTTTAAACATTTTCAAGAAGAACAAGACCCTCGCGTCTTGGTAATCCAACCACAGGCAGCGGCGCATGGCGTCACGCTGACCGCAGCCGACACTGTTGTGTTCTGGGGGCCAGTGATGTCCACCGAAACATACATTCAGTGCTGCGCACGATCTGATCGCAAAGGCCAGACAAGCGATAAGGTCACAGTCGTCCACATCCAGGGCAGTGACATTGAACGCAAGATGTTTAAGCGCTTAGCCGAACGAGTGGAGGACAACAACATGCTGGTGAAGTTGTACGAAGAAGTGCTTGACATGAAGTAAAATGTTTGACAAAATACTCAAAACACTAAAAGGAGCGTTACATGGAAGACCAAATACCGTTAGACAAGTTGGCAAAGATTTACCGCAAGATCCGCACGAAGGTCCAAGAGCTGACCACAGCGTACGAAACAGAAGTTGAAACGCTCAAGGCTCAGCAACAGGAAGTCAGCAACGCCATTAAAGACCACATGATGGCGGCGGGGCTAAAGAGCGTGCGCACTGATGAAGGCACAATCATATTGGGGCAAAAGACGCGGTACACCACAAGTGATTGGGATTCATTTAAGAAGTTTGTCTTAGAACATGAGGTGCTTGACCTGTTTGAAAAGCGCATAGCTCAGTCAAACATGGCGCAGTTCCTTGAAGAAAACCCCGGACTTGTTCCACCGGGCCTTAACTCGGACAGCGAATTTACCGTAACTGTCCGCAAACCTACGAAGTAAAGGAGAAGTAAATGTCAGATGTGACTTTGTTTCAGACAGGCAATCTGCCTGCATTTGCAAAAAACCGTGAGCTGTCTGCTGTAGCCAAAGCCCTTGCAGGTGGTGGTGTCCAGAGCGGCAAGCGCATTTCAATCAAGGGCGGTGTGTTCCGCTTAGTGCATGATGGCAAGCAGATCGCCGCCATCGAAGAGCGGTACTTGGACATCGTGATCGTCAACGCCGCTGAGAAGATCAGCCGTACCTTTTATGCTGGCGCATGGGATCCTGAGAACCCCGCTCCTCCTGACTGCTGGTCAGCAGATGGCGAGAAGCCAGACGCCAAGGCCAACGCACCACAGTCGCCAAGCTGCGCAACCTGCCCACAGAACATCAAGGGTTCCGGTGCGGGTGAGTCACGGGCATGTCGGTTTAACCAACGGCTGGCAGTAGTTCTCGCTAACGACATAGAGGGAGATGTGTTGCAGCTTCAGCTACCCGCCACGTCGATCTTCGGTAAGGCAGAAGGCGACAACTATCCCCTGCAGGCATACGCTCGTTGGTTGGCTGCGCAGTCCATCAGCCCGGAGATGGTTGTCACCCGCATGAAGTTCGACACCAACAAAGAGTCGCCCAAGCTGTTCTTTAGGCCCGTGCGTTGGCTTACCGATAGTGAGCATGCCACTGCCGTGGAGAAGGGTCAGTCTGAGGACGCTAAGCGTGCTGTGACCATGACCGTGGCGCAGGTCGATAAGGTGGAGGCCAAGCCCGTGGTTCTGGAAGGCGCTCCCCCTTCGGCTAAGAAAACCACTAAGCCTAAAGAGGAACCGGCGCAAGAGGTAGAAGAGCCGGAGGTTAGGAAAGAAGTATCATCCCCCCCAGCGCCAAAGAAAAACAATCTGGCGTCAGTTGTGGCAGACTGGGATACCGACGACTAATCAACTTGGGGGAACGCACGGCGTCGGCTCAAGCGCTTTGTGTTAGTACCCCCGCCTCTACCTATGCCCTACTCTGAAAAAATTAAAAGCACCGTAAACAACAGCCCACGTACCCTAGGTACTCAGCTTGGGCGTTGGGCGGTTTTACGAGACATATCAATGCAACGCATCGCCATGCTAACTGGCGCAACACGACAAACTGTCTACAACTGGTTTACAGGATCTACAGAAGTGACTCCGGCGTATAAAGAGAAAGTCAACGCGATCTTGGAGGTGCTTAAAAAAACCAGTCAGACAGAAGACGCTTGGAGAACACTATGCAATACATTCAACCTTCGCAGTTAACCGACGAAGAATTTGCGCGTTTTTGCTGGCAAATACTAGCCACTGATGAATTACATAAAAGTTATCAGGAGGAGCTTTTAAAACGATACGAAGCTGCCTTAGATAAGCTGGCATCAACAGCACAATAACAACAGGGGGTACTCATGCAACCGCTTGATTTTCTAGCGGCAGTGCTCCCGTCTTCCGGTTTTTATTGTGTTGCAGAATTCGACACACCAAGAAGAGAGCACGTCTTTTTATCTGATATTAGGGAAATCCCTAGCGCAGCAAATGTATTTGTGCAGAAAGGACTGCACAGTTATTTTGGCCTAGCTGCATACAAAACAAAGGACAACAGAACCGCAGACAATGCGCGTGTCTTAAAGTCGTTGTTTATAGACGTAGACCTGGGCGACAAGAAGCGGTACAAGACGCGCAAAGAAGCTGCACAGGCATTTGAGGAGTTCATGCTTAAAACTGGCATGAACACGCTGGGCCAGCCAATTGTCGTGTCATCAGGCGGTGGGTATCACATCTACTGGCCTCTGACCGAGGAAGCCGAAGTCGCCCGATGGAAACCTGTCGCAGAGAATTTTAAGCGACTGTTGAAACAGGAAGGGATGGAGATTGACTGGAACTGCACGGCTGATGCCGCCAGGGTACTACGCGTACCAGGGACGCTAAACTTTAAGTTCAACCCGCCCAAACCTGTAAAGCTGTTAGGAGAAGGCTCTGGTGCTTTTGACTTAGAAACGCTGGAAGAGTTCATCAACTCTAAGTTGACCGTCAAACCGGTGGCGATGCCAGCCCTTAGTCTGCCCGGTACACGCCCAACATCTAAAAGCCAGACAAACCTCACGCTTATGTCAAACAGCGTGACAGTATTTAAAAACATTCTGACGCGCACTAAAGAAGGCACAGGGTGTGGGCAACTAGCGCACTACATTGAAAACGCTGCAGACGATGGCATGGAACCGTTATGGCGTGCAATGTTGTCGATTGCCAAGCCTTGCAAAGATGGGATCAAGGCGGCAGTTTGGCTAAGTCAGTTACATCCTTACGACGCTGAGCGTATGCAGACTAAGCTCAACGAGATCAAAGGTCCGTACGCCTGCGTCAAGATCGACAGTCTCAACCCTGGAGTATGTAGTGGGTGCCCACACTTCGGCAAAATTACCAACCCTCTGGCGCTTGGACGCGAGGTAGAACTGGAAACGACAGAAAAAGAAGTGGTCATAGAACCACTACCGAAGACACCCACGCCCATCACCATTACAAGACCTGCGCCACCAAAGGGGTATTCATACGGTAAGAATGGTGGGGTTTACTTGGATAAAACAACCACAGATGCCCAAGGAAACCAGAGCACTAACCAAGTTCCTCTTATTCCGTATGACTTGTTTGTAGTAAATATTCTGTGCCAGAGCAACGAACACACCGTGCACATGTTGGCGATGCGCCCCACCGGCGCTCAGGAAATAACCATGTCACAACGCGCCACGGCATCAAAAGACGAGACGATAAAAACCCTAGCCCAGCAAAACGTCATGGCATTGTTTGGGTCGGGCAATGATAAAAACCTTTACGAGTACGTTCGGGCCGCTGTAGAACAGGCGTCAGCCAACCAGAAAACTGTGGATGTACCAGACAGTTATGGGTGGCAACTCAACGATACCTTTGTCTTTAATGAGCGGGTGTACGCCCCTCATTCTGTACCGCGCCACATACCTATGCGCCATCTGGTCAACATCAATAAGGCCACGGTGCCCACAGGCACGCTGGATAACTGGCGAAAGGTCATCAACATGCTGACTGCCAGGAAGATGCACGAGGTGTTGGCGCTCTCTCTGGTGGGCTTTGGTGCCCCGCTGATGCGATTCACGGGGTATGACGGGTTTACGTTTCACCTGGGGTCTAGTGAATCTGGTACAGGGAAAACCCTAACCTTAGAACTGGCTGCGTCCATATGGGGGCATCCCACCAAGTTCAGGGTGAGCAAGTCCACGTCTGATGTGGCGATGCAACAACGCCTGGGGATGTTGAACAACCTGCCCCTGATCTCTGACGAAATCACCAGTAAGAACCGCAAAGATTTTGAATGGATGCCTGGGTTTATCTTCGATATGGCAGAGGGGCAAGGCAAAGAGCGGATGGAGTCTGGCGCCAACAAAGAGCGCGAGAACACGACCTATTGGAAGTCCATGGCGCTGCTATCCTCCAACACCCACGTGATCGACTACCTGACTGGAGCACGGAAACACTCATCAGAAGGTGAAATTCGGCGGGTATTAGAGTTGACCCTAAGCAACATCATTCAGTGGCAAGAAGGCGACACGGAGATCATCTCCACCCTGAAAAATAACTACGGGGTGGCAGGTCAGCAGTACGCACAGTTTCTTGTGGATAACAAAGACGTTGTGGAGGACACCGTCCGGCAGGTTCGGGCCAAACTGAAACGCGACTTTCAATTCACCGATGATGAGCGGTACTGGCTGGCAGGCTGTACCTGTCTGCTGGCTGGTGGGCTTCTGGCTGGATCATCACACGCCAAGATCGCTGACTTCCCCATGGCAGGCATAACAGAGGTTCTGCGCAAGATCGTGCAGAACGCACGGGCTACGATCAAAGCCAATGTCCGAACAGCCGAGGACATTCTAAACGCTTACATCAGAGAGTTCTACGGTAAGTTTGTGGTAGTGAAAACCCTAGATAATACGTTGGCAGCATCCCTTGGCGACAATGGCGTTATTGACCAGAGCATTACCCGCAGCGAGATCTTTGGGCGTGTGGAACACGGCGTCACGGTGGGGTTTGTTGACTTCTACATAGAAGAGAAGTTGATGAAACAGTACTGCTCCAGTATGAGCTTTGGCTACACGGATTTTAAGCGGCAGATGGAGGCGATGTACATGGTGTCGTATTCCAAGAAGGACCTCATGTCAAAGACTAAAGGCCCACAGATGCGCGTCAACGCCATGAAGATCTCTCGCAGAATTGACGAAGATGATGAAGATCCGATACCCATGGAAGCAGCTTGAAAAGGGGCAGGGGTTCTTTGTCCCCTGCCTAGACACCGAAAAGACGCTACAAGAAGGAATGAAAGCCGCCCTCATCGCTAGGGTGATGGGCAAGGCAGTGGTGGGTATTATTGGGAAACGCCTTGGCGTTTTATTTCTGCGGACACATCAATAAACTGTTTTGCCAGCAGATTTCTAATATCCCGTAGTTCGTCAAGTTCCTTGCGCTTTTCTTGGGGCGACATATCTTCGGAAGGCAAAGCACGGATCGCCCGTTCTGCTTTGGCAAGCTCACCCATCTGCTGCCGCACAGAACCTGCAAACGACGCCATGGATACTTTATCAATATTCTTTTCCAAGAACCGCTGTGCTTCTTCCTCTTTGCCTTCTTCCAGCAACTTACTATACGAACGCTGCGCACGCTCCACCACCTTCATGGAGTCATAGGCTTCAATCACGACACGACCAGCATCGTTAGGCTGGAGCAAGCCGCCCACAATCGGCAGCTCACTTGGGCGCCCTTCTACGGCACCGGCCTCACCTGCGCCCAAAATCGGGTTGGCGATACTCACGATGCCGATACCCAATGTGCCAAAGTAACCACGGATAAGGTTTTCCATCTGTACTGGGGAAATCCCTAATGCTGCTGTGATTGGCCCCAGAGCTTTTAGAAGTTCAGGCGTCTTGTCGCGGTACTGAAGTTCTTTCTCCACCCCTTCCAGCCTAGCGTCAACGATGTCACGCCCGGAGAAGAACGAGGTGTTGGTGATGTTCTCCAGTATGGGTTTAACGGCTGCAGGGATCGGAACGCCCGACTCTGCAATGCCCCCTGGCAACGACCGCCCAATCTGTTTCGCCAAGTCTTTTGCAATCTTTTCTGTGTCCTCGTCCGTAAACATGGCGTTGAAGACGCCTTCTGGGATTGACTTAAACAGCAGCCCAACTTCAAACGGGATAGGCACACGGAAAGGCTCTTCCAAGCCTGGGATACGGATAAACCAGTTGCCATAGCGCTGCTCTGGTGTGGCGTTCTCATACGCCTCATCGTCCTGCATCATGGCTGCATAGGTCATGGTAAACGCCGCCATCATCAGGCCACGGGCAATAAGCTTTTGCTGTACCTTCAGCTTCTCGTTGTATGGCATCTGGCCGGTAAACGCCCGGTAAATCTTGTCGATACCCTGGATACCTGCGTTAAAGAAGGGGATCGTGGCGTTTAAGAAATACATACTAGGGGAAACCCCACGTCGTCCAAAGTTCATAATCTCCAACGACGCAAGCGTAGCTTCCCGTTCAGATAAACCTTGTTTCAAAAACGAGTTGTAGGCAGAAGCACGGGTGGCAGCATCGCCAGCCAGCGCGATCTGATCCAGCTTAGCAAAAGCCCAGTCCCACCCTGGGCGACCAGAGGTGATGTGCTGCATGATCTTTTGCATGTCTTCTGGGGCGCCCGTAATGACCTGACCACCTACAATGCCCCTGCGCTGCAGCTTCTGGTACTCCTCGCTCTTTCCACTAAACATCTTAGTGGCTTGCTTCAGGGCACCCAGTACAGGCACAGCGTTCGTACCAGTGGTGAGCGCCGCATCCATAGAGTCACGGAAAAGCTGGCGAACCGCGTAGCGTGGGTCACGGGTAATGAACTTTCGCAGTGTATTGGCAGGCAGCGCCATGGCGCGAACCAAAAAGGGCATCGAAATCTTTATGCCTTCCATACCCTCGGCAATAAGTTCAACCGGGAAGTTTTCACCAAAGAGCGTATCGACAGCCTTCTTGTCCATTGTGAGGTGGTAGTCGATGCCGTCACGTTTGAACCGTACGACGTTCTTAGAAGCAGGCCCGGTACCCTTTTGGATCTCGCCAATCCCCAAGTCTTTCATCACAAAGGCAGCGTTCCGAGTGGCTAGGTTCTTCAACGCCATATCGGTCAGCATGGTGGTGTTCTGAAGTGACGAGGTAAAGAAGTCCATAATCGCCTGATCGCCGCCCACAAGTTCTTTCAGGTACGGCTGGTTCTTTATGTCGCCAATACGAATGGGTTTTTCACCAGCAATAACAAGGTCAACCACCCCTTCCCGTACCCGGTAAAAAGGCACGTAGTCGTTAGTACTATTTAGCTTATCACCAAGCTCTTTACTAAGTGCGCCAGACTGTACTGCAAAGTTAATCAACCCTTTGTTGTACTCGTTGTACAGCTTCCGGGCTTTTTGGAAAGCAGGGTTTGCAAGCCCAATTGCTCGTGCTTTAGCTAAGTCTGCCTCAGTTAAATCAGGACCAAAGTTAAGTTTGTCTTTACCAACGTTTGGATTAGCCGCACGCTCTGCGGCCAGATACATTGTGAACAACCGCCCAGTAGCTTCTGCGTTACCAACATTGGCACCCTGTAGCGCTTCGGATACATCCCGCAGACTGGCGCTGGGTTCGACCTCCATGATCTTCTCAACGTTACCATCTGGGCGCTTAACATCTTTGAGCTTTAGGGCGCCGTTGTTTGCAATCGCTGCAACGAAACCATGGCGTTGATCAGCCATGCGGCTGAAGTACATAACGTCTGCCGCCTTCAGGGAGTCAATCTCACCCCGCGACATGCCTTTGTTGACCAGTGCTTCTAGTGCAGCCAGCCTGTCAATGAACTGCGTGCGGAACGCCAGACCTCTGGTGTTGGCTTTGACCTTATCCACAAAGGTCTTTTGCCGAGCCACAATCTTGTCTGCAATACGCCCAACTTCTTCCATGCCTGGGTTGTACTTGGCAGCACCAACGCTAAACGATACTTCACCATTGGCTGAACGGTAAGCAATAGGCTTGCCTTCTTTGAAGTTGCTGTCTGCCTGTTTCATCAGATAGAACAGGTCAGAGGTGGTCATCCTAGATGAGTCCACCAAACCAAGGCGTTTTAAACCCGCACGCAGGGCGCCTGTTAATTCTTGTAGCCAGCGCTTAGCTTTCTCCATAAACGACTGGTCAACACGCTTCTCCATTGTGTACGCAATGGCTTCTTTGAGCGCCTGCATCTTGCCAGCGTCGGTATTGTTTGTGGCACGCCACACAGCAACGGCAGCATCTTCTGCTTCTTTTCCCACGCCTATGGCGTCAGCCATCTTGAACACAGTATCAAAAGTGTTCTCAACCTTCTGAAGAAGGTCTTTCATCCCCTGCTCACCAACAAAACCTTCAAATCCATAGTGACCGATAAGCTCGTGGGCGATGGTCTTTTCCAGATCCGCAAGGCTGTCATGGGATTCAATGACAACAAACACCGTGCCATCAGGCATCACACCACCCTTAACACGTTTGGCGTAATAGCCCAGACGCTCCACGCTGGTACGAATCTCAGGGGGCAGCACTTCAGACACCGCGTAGTACTTGAATTTGATGCCGCGTTTCTCGGCTTTTTCTTTCATCGCCTTCAAACGGTCTGTGGCTGCTTTTACGTCAATTTCACCAGTAGCATCATGGTCACTGATTCTCAGATCAGGTATGTCATCCACAGAGTAGGTACGCGGACCCACCATCCGCCCACGCTCACCAAGCAGGTCATACATCTGATCTTCAGTAACGCCAAGACGTGCAGGCTTAGTTGGCCCAGTCGTTGTGCGGACAGGGGCGTTACGTTTAACTTGGTCGGGGTTGTACTCAGCGGCTTTCATCAGCCTTATGTTTTCTCGTATACTGCGCAACTCTGCATCAGCACGATCAAGTACGTCTGCTAGCTTTTTGTACTGCGGAAAATTCTTTGCTTTTGTGCCAGATCGAACAGAAGATACAAAACTGTCCAACGCATTTTTAGCAGAGTTTCTAGCCGCTTTAGCTTCTTTTTCTTTTTCTCTCCACTTAGCTGCCATTTCCTGAGGCGACAACGCCTGCATCCGACGTAAACTGTTAGCGCGTTGTTGGTACTCCGCTTCAAAAGTTGCGTCGGCTTCTGCTGGCCCCAGGACTTGAACAATCCTACGCTTGTATACGTTACCCGTTGTGCTCTTAGTTGGTTTTGGAACGTCTTTAATTTGTTGTGGTGTTAGCCCTTTTATGGCTTCCCTATACCGTTGCATTTCTAAGTCGTACACAGCTTTTGGCTTCACATACTTAACTTTGCCTACGGGGGTTCTTTCTACTTTAGTTTCGGGTAAATCTAACCCCCGCGCTAGTCTAGCCTGCAAAGCTTCTTTAAATTTATTGGCTTTGTCTTTAGCGTCTTGTAATGCCCGTTCAGCTTTTATAACAATTCCGCGTTGAATCGAAAGCCTCTTTTTTGCCTCTTGTTCAAAAGGAGTGCCTTCATAATTTTTGATAATTTTTTCTAACTTACGTAATTCGACAATTTCGTTTTGAATACTTTTGTCAACCAGTGCTTCTTGTTTAGCGGTTTCATCAGACATCTTAAGCACGTTAACTTTTGATGTCGATTCTCCAACAACTACCCATTCACCAGCATGCACCGGCTTAGCTACTTTTACACGTTCTTCTGGAGGGCGTGCATTGTAAACTGCCATTTCTTTTTTATACTGTTGAATATCTTGTGGGTCTTTACTGTTTTCCCATTTATACCGAAGCCCTGAAACTGTAGCTTCAGTGTACCCTCCCCGTGTTCTAATTTCATTTGCTAAAGTCTGAATTTTTCCTATTAAATCGCGTTCTCTATTACGCAATTTTTTTACATCTAATTTTTCGCTTAACTCTTTTTCTAACTCACGCTTAGCTTCAAGCATTGCTTTGCGGGTTTGTTGCGTTTCCGCTTTTTCTTTTTCAATCTTCTCTTTGGCTTTGCGAACCTCACGGGACTTCTGCAGGCGCTGGAACGTAGTCGGGGTCGCACGCATGGTGGCCCGTGTTTCAGGGAACAAATCCGGCTGCACTTCCACCTCAGCAAACCCCTGACCCCTGGGCACCATAGTAAACTGCTCACCTTCAGCATACGCACGTAGCGCACGCTGTTGGTTCATGTCCTGCTGGATGTCGTTAATAAGCGCAGCAGAAGCATCGGGTTTGTCTGTGCCACGTTTTATACGCCCTATTTGTTCGTCTACAGTTTCCAAGAACGTAGGATTAACGTCTTCTGTGGCGATGAGGTCTGCCGCCTGTTCAAGCGTTCTGGCAACTGTCGGGTCAATGTCTGGCCTGTTTAGTAAATCTTGAACGTCACGCACAATCCTATTGCCACGCTCAAGGTAAGACTCATCAGGCCTATAGCCTTGGAATTGTTGGCGCAGGACTGGACGCTCTGCCCGAACAGGCCGTTTACCTTCTTCAATTAAAGACTCTTTCAACGACCGAATGACGCCTTTAATATTTTTTACGGCTTGTTGTTGCGTCACACCTGTAGAAGCTAGGTTCAGTCCAATAGCGGTACGATAGTTTACGTAGTCACGTTGGGCTTTTTCTGCTTCATCAAACAGTGCACGACGCTCTTCTAAAAGAGCTTGAACCTCAGACTGTGGCGTATCTGGTGGCAACTCACGAATTCGTGCATCTAAATTTTGCATGACGCTATTAGCACGAATAGCAGCGCTCTTTAACTGGCTGAGACTAGCTTTTACTTTTTTCTGTTCTTCAGGATTTAATAAACGCGGTTTTTTCTCAGACGCACCAAACGGGAGTTGACGGATATTGCTGCGGGGATCTTCTGTAACTTCTGTAGCGCCCTCCACCAACCCACGCCGTGTTTCACGTCCACCTTTGTATGTCGTCTCTGCCAACATTCCTGGCGCAGGAGCCAAACTACGCTCCACAAGCATATCCAACAGGCTGGCAATATCTTCTTTAAAAACTTGAACTTCGTCTGTACGAAGCGGCTGCATATTTCGTTGTGCACGGGTAAACGCTACTTCGTTAACAAGGCTGTTGATAACGCGTTCTTTAGAAGCCTCAACATCTGCTTCTAGTTTTTCCCGTGTAGAAGTTGGCAGCACCGCCTTTTGTTGTGCTATGCGGCTTTCTAAGCGTTTACGTTCTGGCGAATCAGGAGGAAGCGTACGCAACTTGCGTAGTGATACATTTAAGTCTTGGATAGCAAGTTGGGAAACCACACCGCCTATGTATTGTTTCTTTTGAAGATCATCAACAAAACTGACAAGATCATCAAACGCACCACTGGCTTCTTTGTTAGCAGTTTCAATACGCCCTGGATATGCAGACCTGGGCAGTCCTTGAGCTTCTGGTACAGCAAATCCTTCAGTCTGCCCAGCAAACGCAGCCTGTAACTGCCCAACCATCCCTGCTTCGGTAGCGGTTTCTGCAGGTGCTTGTGACTGAGCTACGGCTTGTAGCTTACGCAGTTCGTTTAGTTTGGCTTCTGTGGCTACAAGGTCGTAGCCTTTATCGGTAAGTTGACCGTTGTCCAGCATCAGCGGGTCTTTAGAAACCAATGCTTTCTGACGACGATCTTCTAGTTCTTGAATCCGGTTTTGGATATTTGGCAAAGCCTCAGCTGCACTAACTGTGCGCCCACCTAAGCCTTTAATACCAAGAACACTGGTTACAACACGGTCAACCCGACCTTCGTTGACTTTACTTTCAATATCAAGGCGTTTTTCTTGTGGTACTCCAGCTGCACGCAAACCAAAGTTCTCCAGCACAAGCTGGATACGGTCTAACGTTATTTCTTGCGCTGCAGCCTGAGCCTCTTTGGTTTTCTTTTCAGCCGCCATCTCACGAGTTGCAACAGCGGCACCCGGTTCAAGCTCAGCCATCTCTTCTGTTTGTTGCAAGAAAGTACGGATGCCAGTTTGCAGTTCTTCGTCTTTTTTAACCTTCTCTTGCTGTTCTTTCTCACGCAAACGCTCAAGGGCAGCTTCACGTTCTTTAAATAGTTTTAGTGTTTCATTTGCTTGGCGTTGGTATGCATCAGCTTCTTCTTCAGGCGTCATGGCTTTAGGCATTTGCCCTTTAGCCGTTTTTAATACTGTCTTGCCTTCTTTAGTTTTGCGGGTTATTGGGCGCCCTTGTTCATCAAATTGAGGCACATCCAAAGTAGTGTCGACCGTAACTACATTCCCAAACTCGTCAGTCACAGTTTCTTCTTGCATGCGCTCACGCTGCCGTTGAATCGCTGCTTCAACTGTGGTAGGTTCGCCTTCTTTACGAGACGCACGGACAGCGTCCTGCATGTCCTTGGTGAGCTGCTTCAGCTCTTTTCTAATCTCTTTAGCTTCTTCTTTGGCGTCTTCCCGAACATCAGGGTCCAGGGTTTTATTCTGTAGCAGCGTTTCAATCTCACGCAGCCGGTCTTTGTTGGCTACAATTTTGACGTTAAGCTCTTGCCTGTACTCAGGCGTCAGCTTGTAGGCTTCTGCTTCTTCAGCCTCTTGGCGTGCTTGTGCTGCCTCTTGGCGTTGAATCTCTGCCTGCCGTTCAGACTCTTCCCGTTCTCTTTCACCACGGGCTACCGTACGCTGCCCTAACCGACCAGCCGCACCAAACGGACCACCAACTAAAGCACCGCCATATGCAGCCTCACCATACTCAGCCAAAGCGTCTTCTGATGTTACGGGCAGTCCTGCTTGCAAACGCTCCAGCATCTGCTGGATAACTTCAGTTGGCACTTCTGCCGCCGCACCAACAGCTGCACCTTTACCGACGGTTTTTAGTAGCCCATCTCGGACAACTCTTTCGGCTGCTTCTGCGCTGCCACGCTCTAAAACCTGACGTGCTTCTGGCCCTAAGAGTTTACCGACAAGTGACCGCCCTAAAGGAATAAAAGTAGACGCCACCTCTAAGGCAGCACCCGGAGCAGCAGCGGCTAATGCACGCCCACGGCTAATTTCTTCGGCACCTTCTTCAGATTGGCGTTCAATATTACCGGCGTACAACTGTGCCAAAGACGGCGCAACAGCGCCCCCAAGACCACCAATTAGGGCACCTTTAGGGCCGAATCTAGCCCCAGCCATAGCGCCTGCTTTAGCGCCACCCAATGTAGCTGCAATCTGTGGGGCTTGTTCCGCCAAAGCGCCGGGGATCTGGCTAATAACTTCGCCTGCCGCAGGCAGAAAACCACGCTCAGTATAGACATCTTTGACGCGTTGCAGGCTGGCGCCTGGGGCGTATTGTTCCCTAATTTCTTCACCACGTTCGACACCACGACGAGCTGCACCTTCTGGGTCAAAGATAGATTCAACCGCAGTTCTACCCCGTGACAAAGTGCTTTTGAATCCGCCAATACCAGCAGCAAGCATCCCTTCTTTTGGTTCAGGCGGGGCTTCTCCAGACAGTATGCGTAGACCACGATCTGATACTGCTTGCAAACGCCCTTCAGAAAGCGCCTTTAAATCCTCATCAGATAGTCTGGAAAGATCCATTATTTAAGTCCTCTACGCGCCATTTCTGCTCGTATTGCGCTTTGACTAGGTAAACCAGAAGGAGTTTGTTCTGCGGTCGGGCCTTGGCTTAAACGCTTGTAGTTTTCGTTGAAGTACTGGTTTAGTAGTTCTTCTTGCTTTGCCGTATCCATACCTAATCTTGGATCACGCTGCATCGCCGCCTGAACTTGTTGACGCGCCAAGGTTAGCGCATTGTTTCGACGTGTAGCTTCAGCAGTTTCTGCGCGTTGTAATCCAGCTGTTTCCCGAGCAGTGTCTGCAACATAGCGTTGGGTGTCTGCGCTTAACAAGCTCTGAGCCATAGAAACTTTATTGGTTTCCATACGCTCCGCCGCACGATCAGCACGCTCCATAGCAGAGTCACGTCGCCGCATAGCCCCAGCACCCACACCTGCAGCAATTTGGTTTTCAGCAAGCTGGACATCGCGTAGGGCTTTATCGTAAGCACGCTGTTCTTTCTTGATGTCTTTAAGATCTTCCGCCAAACCTTTAAGGGCTGGAGTAGCGCCTTTACCGATGTTAACAAACGCATACGGAGACTCACCGCCCAAAATACCCAGACCTGCTTCAATTAGGCGTAGGTTAGCTGCTTCTTTTCTGGAGCCTTTTAGTTCTTCTTTTTCTGCACGAATGTCTCTGATTTGGTTTTTCATCAGATTAAAGTCAAACCCAGCTGCAGTAAGTCCTTCTCGTTCTTGCTGTACAGCCTGTTGAATAGACGGAATCCCGCCTTCAATTTGTCGTTGGGGTCCAAGAAGTGTACTAGCGCGTTCCATTAAGTTGCCTGCATCAGGCGCACCGCGAGTCGGTAATGCTGCTATCCCACCCGGAGCTTGTTGCCCTTGGTCTTGTGGTGGCATTTGCTGCCCTTGGCCTTCTGGTTGTGCCTGTGGCGCTTGTTGGGCTTGCTGTGCCTGTGATTGTTTAACCGTGTTAACAATCTGTTTGCGAATCTCTGGAGGCATGTTCCGAACATCTTCTTCGGTGTAGCCCAACCCCAACAGCGTGCGATACATATCTAGTTGCTCTTCTTCGCCAACGTTTGTAGGGCGTGACGAAAAAAGTTCTGACAACAGCGCAGCGCCAGGAATAGCCCGACCAATAGGAGATTTTGAAAGAGATTGTGCAGCACGAGAAAATATCCCCGGCTGACGTGGAATAGAGGGCGAAGGGGCTATAGGAGGTAAAGGTTGACCGGTTGCAGAAACTGGCGGAAAAGTTGGGCGTACTTGCGCACGAGGATCAACCGGTGTTCGTGGAACAGACGTTGGAGGTGTTTTACGTAACTGCGCACGAGGATCACCCCCATTGCTAAACGCCACTATGCCCCCGCCAGCCGCTGTGTCTGTCATCTGCCCATCATTACCCACTATGCCCCCCATGGGCACGTCAACATCTGTAGGCATCGCAGCAATACCCTGGGCCATAGCAATATCACGATTAACAACTTTGGGAGCCTGCGCCATCATGGCAGCGTTAGCCCCTTTTTGTGCAATCTCAGCTTCGGTCTTTTCTTTTAACGCAGCATGGGCAACCCCAAGGCTAACCATGTCACTTTTTCCCTGCAACACGGCTACAAGCGCCGGTATGGGCATCGCCCTAGCTTTTGCGTACTCCTGAACTGGGTTTAACATTATGACCTACCTCCACCAAGGAGATTGTACAAACCGATACCAGTTAGACCCATACCGGTTAGCTGGCTTGCAAACGAAGGCGGAGGTGTGGTTGTTTTCTGAGTTGTGTCTGTAAGCGGGATGCCACGTAAGAGATTAGAAAGCTGTCCCACTTGCGTTGTACCGTATTCCGCTCCTTGCATAAGAGCACTACGTTGAGCATCAAGTTGCTGCTGCGCAATATTTCTCTGTAGATCGCCAAAGGCACCCTGAGTCTTGAGGATGTCGAGTTCACCGGCAAGCTGTTGCGTACCCAAACCACCAAAGGTCTGTGCCAGCCCACCCAACCCTTGAGCCGCGCCGAGTCTTTGTTGTCCTGCTTGTAAGGCGGCGGCTTGATTTGCTCGGGCCACATCCATCTGTGCTGCACGGTCGGCTTGGAACGCTTGTTGTGCCTGATTAAAGGCACTCTGAAGACCTTGGGCTTGAATATCACCTAATTGTTGACGAAGCCCTGATTCGCGTTGTCCCTGTAAAAGAGCCTGTCGTGCACCACCGTAAGTGCCCTGTCTTGCAGCCGCTAAATTCCCACCAAGCTGAGCCTGCCGTGCAGCTTCAATCGCTTGTCTTTGCTGTATATCCACCACATTTTGCATGTAGGGGGACATATAGGTTTTTGCTTCTGCTCCAGTAAACTCCCGTGCTGGACCAATACCAGGGGCTTGCAACTGCATTAAAGCCTGCAGTCCTGCAGCAGATTCTTGTCCGGCTTGCGTACCAAGGCCAAACTGTTCTGGAGATACAAAGGTTCCTAGCTGTTGCCCAACCTGTTGTTGGAACTGAGACATCGGTGCAATTTCACCTGCACCCATAAGATCCGCACCGATGACTGGTGCATAGCGAGATAAGAAAGCACGTTCACCAGATAAGTCGCCAGGAAATATGGCGCTCATACCACGTTCTATAAGTCCGGGTTGCCCCTCTTTTCCTAAATAAAAAGGTTCTAGTACTTTCGGTACTTCACCGGCAGTGGTAATTGTTTGCGTTGCCATATTAGTCCTTACGCTGGCATTAAGCGCTCAGCATCAATTTCAGGGGGTTGCTCTGTCGTGCCATGCCGTGCTTTACGGATTCGATCCATCATGGCGTAAAGTTTCTTAGCCCCAGCACTACTGGAGCCGTTGCCAATATCTGCTACAACATCAGCAGGCACTACAAACTCATCGTTAGCCAACCGGGCTTCCTGCACACCTTCAATATTGGCAGGTATATTATCGCTCATACCATCACCAGCACCCGTAACCATCCGAGGCTCACCAGTCGGCGCAGTCGTACCACCATATTCAAACGTAGGCATCCCGCCGCCAGCCATAGCGACAAGACCACCACCAGCAGCCATAGGCACACGCCCAAGTGTACGACTAAACAATTCTTCATATTTGCGGCGACGCTCGTCTTCTTCACGCTCTTTAGCAGCTTGAGCAGCAGCAAATTTTTGTTGTTCATCGTACCCCATCAAAGCAGAGCCAGCAGTAAAACCAAGAGAAATCTCAGCCGGAGTCATGCCCAATATTTTTCTTTCCCCCCCTGTAGCTGTTGAAGGGTATGCTGCCGATGACGATGAAGGCCCAGTAAGAGCGTAATCAGTTGATGCGGGAGCACCTGGTAGATTAACTTGAGAAGTAAAATCAGGAGTAACTGGAGTTGTTGCAGATGGGCTAAGTTTAATTCCCGTAGGTCCAGATCCGAGTCTAGCACCTTCAGGTGGAGTTAAAATATTAGAAAAGTCAGTAGGTGTCATTTTTGGGAAAGAACCGGGAGCACCTTGAGCCAAAACGTTTGCGTAATCAATATTTGGCGGGATTAAAATTTCTGTTGTTGGCACTCCCCCATATGCGGGAGCAACTTTAACTCCTTGACCGCCACTTGGACTAACACCACTTCCACCCGGCGCACCCATTGCGCTAAGAGTTTCAAACAGCTTACCACCAGCAAAGGCGCCTATACCGGTCTTCAAGCCTTCTTTAAAGTTAAACCCTTTGCCCGGCGCAGTGAACCCACCAATAATTCCTGAAGCAATTGATTTAGCTAAAAGAGGACTAGCAGAAGCAAAACTTGATAACGCCGTGCCTAAAGAACCCATGCTTGCAGCAATAGGCCCTAAGATCTGACCGATGCCCGGAATGAACGGAAGGATTGGCAATAGTTTCTTCAAAAGTTTAGCTTCAGGCAACCCAGTCTGAGGGTTAATGGTCAAGTCCTCACCCATGTGCATAGCCAGCCCACGCAACCCTGACACTTCTTCAGGCGACATGTGGACCAGCATGGAGTCACCGCCACGGCCTTTATCGGCTAGGTTTTCAGCAAGAGAGGCTAGGCCACCTTGAGCAAGTTCGTATCCCCTTGACCTACGTATATTTGCTGGTATTCCTGTAGAAATAATTCCTTGAGGTATAGGATCAGTTAGCCCCATACGTATCTGCATATTTCTTATTGCACGAGCTTTTTCATCTTCAGTCATTCCACGAGCTTCAGCTTCACTTAGACGGGGGTTAAAGACTACGTTGCTTTGATACGGAACAAACTCGTAGTTTGTAATCTTTCCAGATTCATCACGAACCGGCCTACCGTAAGCCCCATACTCATCAGGAACCTTGCGGTCAGGTCTTGACTCAGGCCGTAAAAACCCACCAATTAAGCGGCCTTGCTCATCGAGAAGCTTTGACATATCAAACTGCGACCCAGCTTCTTTCGCCGTAAGCTTAGACATGCCACCTTCTTGGTATGTAATTAAACCGCCTTTTGCCAAATCGCCATCCACTCCGGGCGCAGCCCCAGGAGGACCAGGAGCAGGACTATCATCAGGACCACCTGCAACATTACCACCATGCCCTGTCATTCCAGGACCAGAAACAGGCGCTCCAAAAGAACCTAAACCTATACTACCAAGGCCAGACAAACCAAGCGCATTTAAACCAAGTGCAATTGCATTACCTAAATCACTAGCCGACATCCCTGGGCCTGTCGGTCCAGGCGAACCATCACTATCTCCACCACCATAATCAAGAAGGCTTGTAGTACCACCCGCAGGATTTAATTTAGCGTTTGCGGCATTTGTAGCAGTTTTAACCGCAGCGGCTTGTTCACGGGCAACAGCTTCAGGAGATACGGCTAAAGGACCAAACGACACACCTGTCTCTAAAGCAAAAGGTCCGGGTCGTTGAACAGTTGTTGGGGCTGCAGGTAATTGCTGTGTTTGAGAACCACCAAACGGAGTGGTTACATTAGTGGCACCCACAGGCATCTCTAAAAGACTTGACATATACGCCGGGCCACGGAGCGCAGCAATACCCCTTTGCGGAGTCGCAAATTGAAGTGGGGAAAGTTTTTGCCCCGCAGGGAGAATCGGAGACGTAATTGTCGGCCTTGCGCCTGATCTACCAAACTGCCCAAAATCTTCCGCAGGTGTTAAGCCGTAGCCTTTAGCCGCTGCTTTAAACGCATTGATTACTTGGTTTCTAGGGTTGCCAGAATTTATAACGTCCGGGTTGTATTGCGCGTACTCTAACCAAAACCCAATATCTTCATCTTTGGGTTTGTTCATACCAATACCACGATAAAGCTCAATAATCTCAGACCGATTTAAAACTGGAGCATCTAAGCCCTTTCTTTGTGGGGCAGTTTGCGCTTTTGCAGCGTCTTCAGCGGGTTTTTTTGCAGCAGCTTCGGCAGATCCTTGTATTTCTTTTACAACCGTATCGTAAGGAACTCCGCTTAATATTTGAGTTGTGTAATTTTGTAGCCCCGATGGGTCTGGCGCCCGATCTAAATTTTTTTCGTAGATATTTGTAACAACACCAGCCGCTGCTTGTTCTTTAGTTAGGTTTGGCATACCCGCAGACGCAGCAAGTCTTTGCTGCGTCCCTACAATATCTCCAGTTGCCCTGTAATAATCTAAGGCAGCTTGTGCTGTTGGAACAGGTGCGGCTGCTGGTGCTGGTGCTGGTGCGGGTGCTGGTGAAGTTATTGGAATAGCAGCTATACCGGAAGCAGGTGCTGGTGCTGGTGCGGCTGCTTGTGCGGCTGCTACTGCCGCTGAGGTGACGTTTATAGCATTGACCCGAAAGTCAGCGGGAAGGCCTAAATTAGCAGCATTTGCATTAATATAAGCTGCTGTAATCGCAGGATCGACTCCTTTTGATTCAGAAAACTGTGCTGCTTTTACAAAATCACCAGAAGCAACTAAGCTATTAAATTGGTTTACATCAGACTGAGTTAAGTTTTCACCACCACTACGTTCACCTGCTTTAGCTTGTGCAACAACTATAGAATCTTTTACCTGTTGCGCTGGATTTGGAGAATACGCAACATCTGGGCTACTCACCGCCCAACTAGCCCATTGATTAATCTGATCCTGTGTGTATCCACCCGGAGGCTGGTTTGCTGCAGCAATTTGTTGGGCTTGTGCGTATGTCAGTGCCATAGTTACTTAGCCCCCCGAAGGGGGCTACCTCGTTAGTTAAGCGCGAGCGGCAAGCTCTTTCTTAGCTTCAACCACAAACGCCGCTACTAGATTAGAACGTGGTTCGTAATGCTCCCAAAACCGCAGACCTTCTTCGTCAGGCTTACGCCCTAGAACATAGTCATACAGGCAGTGGATAAAAAACGTGTCGTCTTTAGTGACTTCTGAGACCATGGAACTCTCCTTTGGTTAAGTTGAACTACAGAGGTACTACGCGATTACTATTGTAGGCGCAACGCCTTGAAGCGACAAGCCTGCTGCGGGGGGTATGGCTACTGTTCCTCGTAACAAACTTGGTGCGGCACCTTGAATCACCAGTCGGTCTGGCAGAGTCGGTACAAACCTCGGGGGCAGCGCAGACAAGAAGTTGACCGTCACAATAACTGAGGCGATCTCCGGTCTTGTTGGGCTTGTCCCTGCCGCATAGTGCTCAATATACATGTCGGCTTCGTCTGACCACCAGGCAAACTCTAAGTATTCATCTGCCTGAACCGTGAATATTCCCGAAATATTGGCTGTCACGTGCGACCATATGGACCCACTCTTCCTGGCCGGGATGTCAAACCGTGTGCCACTTAAAGGGTAATTTGTACCACTGTTCTTGACCCAGATCTCAAACTCAGCTGCCGCATTTCCCCGGTTGGCGAATTGGAACCTGGCAGTCACTAGGTACTGTCCGGGATAGGCAAACGTAATCCGGCTGTTATTTTCTACATTGATCCCGTCGCTTAGAATTATTTGGTTTAGGGTGACAATGTTCTCTGAAGTCACACCTGCACTGTCCTGGTCCTGATCCGACATTAACAGAGCGTAGGGAACTTCTAACCCAAGCCCGAACCCAGACAGCGTACCCCCTAAAACATTTCCACTGAATGTACCACCAGTAAAATCCCCAACAAAATCTCCAGTAAACGTACCACCAATAAAGTTCTCCGCTTTGTACGACTGCGCCTGTTGGGGGGTGAGTGAGTCTATGAGGTTAAAATACAGCCTAAGCGCCCGGATAAGCTCGGCCTGCTGCCGTGAGTCATATTGCCCAGGAGGGAGGGGTAGAGCCGGAGCACGGAACCCAACTAGCGCCATTACCGTCGCCCATCTTCGCGCACACTAAGTCGTACCGAACCCAACTGCCACTGCACATTTAAGTCAGCAGAATCCACCCTGAAGGCGACCTGCCTGCCGCGTGCCCGAATAAAGACTTGCCCCGTGTATGTCTGGCTTATCGGCACCTCAATGACCGGCTGGGTGTCAGATGCTTGGTTCTCATACGCTGTACCAGAGAACCGCTTGGGCTTAATGGTCATGGTAAGCGTTGGATTATCAGCCGTGGACCCGTCAAATCTAAAGTCTGGGATCATGCGGTCAGTTAGCATGAACTTCTCACCATCGCCTAAGTCAAAGTCTGACGACTCAATATAAGACTGCATCGGTGACGTGTCATCGTTTACCCCAACCTCATGCTCAAATAAGTGTCCTGTTGAGGCGCCGTTTAGAGTTCTGGCAGCTATAGGGTTTCCCCTAATAGCGGTGTCTAGCCAAGCCGTGCGGACAAGAGTGCCGTAATACCAGACCTGTTCCAGGTGGTTATAAATTACATATTGATCAATCCAGTTAGAGTTGGCAGTGGGATAGAACCACCAGATTTCCGTAAAGCCCTCGTTGGTGCCACAAATTATCTGATCTGACTGGTTAAAGTTGATGTCTTTGAAAACATAATCCCTGATCGTGCAAGGTAGTGTCTGAACCTGACCAGTATAGACATAGAACTTGTCCTGCCCCATCCAGTAGGTCACATTGTTTGCCGAGGCCACCGCACGGGGGCTGATGATGGAGATATTGTCAGCAAGTTCTTGTAGGGCAAACACGTCCGTGGTGCCTGTGTATTGCAAGGAATACAAGTTTGAATTAGTCCAGACCAATATTTCCTGTCTTGTAGGCAGTGCACGCACGATCTCCGACCCGCGAGAAACCCGCAAGAATCCAGCACTACTAACCGCACCGCCTGGGGTTGTGCCTGTGGGGCTCCAATACTGAGGCTCATCCTGACTAGCCCAACGGATCAGAAGCGGGTCATAGTCGGTAGAGATACCCCCAAACGGCTGACATCCAAAGGCCATCAGGTGCTTATCATTCTGAGACACAAGAGTCTGCATAGCGATATTGGGCACGCTACTAGCCCCAGCAAGACTGGAAAGAAGCACCGCCCGAACGCCTAAGGCTGTAGAAGGACTCGCTAAGGAACCCCGCTCCCAATAATAAATAGGCCCTTTGCGGATGTTCATCACCAAGTCGTTATCGAAGTTGTCAAACCACCAATCCCTTTGCATCAACACAACCGGATCAGGACTAGCCAGCCCCCACGATGTCTGCGGATCATTCCAAGACCCAGTACCCCAGCCGTAGCCAAGAGTAGCGGAGGCGAACCCAGGGTTTATTTGGCAGGCTATGGAGATACTTGTGCCGCCTTGGTTAGATACGGTAGATGAAGCGGGAGTAGTTACAGTAATGGTAAATACGCTTGAACCAACAACAGTGACTTGGTGTTCTTTGTTTATCTCTGCATTTGTCACCCCACCAGGATTACCAGTAACACCTGAGATAGTCACATACGCGCCTGTCTCTAACCCATGGCTTGATACCGTGAATGTGACTGTGGTTGATCCATTTGTCGTGGCAATGCTGTTGTTTGTAGCCGGGGAGATGAGGGTGATTCTTAAGGGCGTGATGTCATAAAAGACCCCACCAACCTCAATGTAGACTTTAATGTTTGTACCAACTGCTAAGAAGTTATCCGAGAAAGACGTGATCCAGTTCCACATCTGACGGCAGACACCGAGAAACGAATTTGGCGTAGGCTTAATCCAACCACCTATTTTTTGTGGGAACCCAGAGAAAAACCGGATCTTATCCCCGTCAGAAAACCCACCCTCATTGGCGTAGTTCGTCGTGTCTTTGACGATCCCCGGTTTAAAGTTGAGTTTAAGGAAGGGCACTCAATAGCTCCATACGCTCGGGGTAGGTAGTTGCCCAGACCGAATGTCTACGTGGATAAAACGACCTGTGCCTTTTTGTTGCACACCAACACCGGTGAAGCCGTGTTTGAACGCCAGGGAGAGGATTCTGTGGGCCTCTGCACCCTCAGCCGCGATGTCAGCAGCCAAGCCTAATGCGTGAGCGCCAGGGGCGGTTTTCTTGGCTTCTACGGGGTGCTGTGGACAACGATATCCGGAGGTGATCTTTATGGGTTTACCGTACTCGGTGCGCATCGCCTGGAGCTTATCCAACAGACCTTCTTGGACACCCTCACCCCCGCAATGAGAGCAGATGAACTCTCTGACCGAAAAGTTGGGGTATTTTTCCCAGTTAATCACTTCTTCTTACTCCAGATTTCCGCAATTTTTTCCATACCACGAGAACCAAAATAGAAGGAAAAAATAAGCATTCCCCATTGCCCGAGAAGAGTCACATACACTTCGTTAGCGTTATGCCCATAAGCCGACATCATCGCAAAAAGGAAGTAGGCCGCAAAGAC